TGCAGATTTTGGTCTGTACGGAACCGGGGGGTTTCGCGGCATCCCCGAAATGGGGTTGACCTGCGGTTTTGCTGATACCTTGTTGATTCCCGAAATGGGAGGAATGTCATGCCACCCCTACCTAAAGATCCTTCTGTGCGCGCTCGGCGCAATAAGTCGTCGACGCGGGCTACGTTGTCTGCGGATCATGATGTGGTCGCTCCTGAGTTGCCGGATGGTGTGGTGTGGCATCCGTTGACGGTGCGTTGGTGGAATGACATCTGGGCGTCGCCGATGGCCCCGGAGTACACAGATTCGGATATCAACGGGCTGTTTCGTGTGGCGATGTTGTACAACGATTTTTGGACCGCGGATACCGCGAAGGCGCGGGCGGAGGCTCAGGTTCGGCTAGAGAAAGCCGATACCGATTATGGGACGAATCCGTTGGCTCGCCGCCGTCTGGAGTGGCAGATTGAGGCCACTGAGGATTCCAAGGCGAAGGGGTCGAAGCGGCGGAAGTCGGAGGCCGCGCCCGTGAGTCATCCTGATCCCGGTGACGATCCGCGCCTGAAGCTTGTGACGTAGCGGTTCGACCGAGGCAGCTTAGATGGCTGTACTTCAGGTGCCGGCCGTGGATTTGGCGTTCCCGACGCTGGGTCCGCAGGTGTGCGACTTCATTGAGGATCGGATGGTGTTCGGCCCGGGCTCGCTGTCGGGTCAGCCTGCACGTCTCGATGACGAGAAGCGCGCGCTGGTGTATCGGCTGTATGAGTTGTATCCGCGTGGGCACCATTTGGCTGGCCGTCGGCGGTTCGAGCGGGCCGGTGTCGAACTCAGGAAGGGTGTAGCCAAGACCGAGTTCGCGGCGTGGATTTGCGGTGTGGAGTTGCATCCAGAGGCGCCGGTTCGGTGTGACGGTTTTGACGCCGCGGGGAATCCTGTGGGTCGGCCGGTGCGGTCGCCGGTGATTCCGATGATGGCGGTCACCGAGGAGCAGGTGTCGGAGCTGGCGTTCGGTGTGCTGAAGTACATCTTGGAGAACGGCCCCGATGTTGATCTGTTTGATATCAGCAAGGAGCGGATCGTCCGGTTGTCGCCTTCGGGTGGCGAGGATGGGTTCGCTGTTGCTGTGTCGAATGCTCCGGGGTCTCGCGATGGCGCGCGGACGACGTTTCAGCATTTCGATGAGCCGCACCGGTTGTTTATGCCGAGGCATCGTGACGCGCACGAGACGATGTTGCAGAACATGCCGAAGCGGCCGATGGAGGACCCGTGGACGTTGTACACGTCGACTGCTGGGCAGCCGGGGCAGGGCAGCATCGAAGAGGACGTGCTTGCCGAGGCGGAGTCGATCGCCAGGGGTGAGCGGCAGGACCCGTCGCTGTTCTTCTTTCGGCGCTGGGCCGGTGATGAGCATGATGATCTGTCCACCGTGGAGAAGCGTGTCGCCGCTGTCGCGGATGCCACTGGCCCTATCGGGGAGTGGGGGCCGGGGCAGTTTGAGCGGATCGCGAAGGACTACGACCGCACGGGTATTGACCGCGCTTACTGGGAGCGGGTCTATCTGAATCGGTGGCGTAAGTCTGGCTCTCAGGCGTTCGATATGACGCGCCTGGTGCAGTGCGATGAGACGGTGCCGGATGGAGCGTTCGTCACCGCAGGGTTTGACGGGTCGCGGTGGAGAGATGCGACGGCTGTCGTGGTCACTGAGATTGCGACGGGACGCCAGATGTTGTTGGGCTGTTGGGAGCGGCCCGAGAACGTCGAAGAGTGGGAAGTCCCTGAGCATGAGGTGACAGCGCTCGTTGTGGACATGATGTCGCGGTTTGAGGTGTGGCGCATGTACTGCGATCCGTGGGGCTGGGATTCGACGATCGCAGCGTGGGCGGGCCGTTTCCCGGATCGGGTTGTGGAGTGGGCTGTTGGCGGTGGCGGCAGTTTGAGGCGTGTGGCTGCTGCGACGCAGGGTTATGCCGATGCATTGGCGACTGGTGACGCGGCGTTGGCTGCCAATGTGTGGCGGCCGAAGTTTGTTGAGCATATGGGTCATGCGGGGCGGCGTGAGCTGAAGCTGGTGGACGATACGGGCCAGCCTCTGTGGGTTATGCAGAAGCAGGATGGCCGTTTGGCTGACAAGTTTGATGCTGCGATGGCGGGGATGTTGTCGTGGGAGGCGTGTGTTGATGCGCGTCGTGATGGTGCGCGTCCGCGCCCGAAAGTGTTTGCGCCTAGACGGATCTACTAGTCGACATAGAGACAGAGAGGGGGTCAGCTGTTGACTGCTTCAACGCCAGCGGAATGGCTCCCGGTATTGACGAAGCGTATCGACGACGGAATGTCGCGGGTGCGTTTGTTGGCGCGTTACTCCAATGGGGATGCTCCGCTGCCCGAGTTGACGAGGAACACGTCTGCGGCGTGGCGTTCGTTTCAGCGTGAGGCGCGCACCAACTGGGGTCTGATGGTGCGTGACTCTGTTGCTGACCGAATCATCCCGAATGGCATCACGGTTGGTGGTTCCGCCGATAGTGATTTGGCGTTACGTGCCCGGCGCATTTGGCGGGATAACCGCATGGATTCCGTGTGTAAGCAGTGGGTCAAGTATGGGCTGGACTTCGGCGAGTCGTATTTGACGTGCTGGCGTCGTGATGACGGTACGGCGACGATCACAGCTGACTCTCCTGAGACGATGGTTGTCAGCGTTGACCCGCTGCAGCCGTGGCGGATCAGGGCCGCTATGCGGTGGTGGCGGGACCTCGATGCCGAGTCGGATTTTGCGATTGTGTGGTCGGGTGACGGGTGGCAGAAGTTCGCCCGTCCGTGCTTTGTGCAGTCATCGTCCCGGCGCAGGCTGGTGACGCGAATCTCAGACTCGTGGGTTCCGGTTGGCGATGCTGTAGTGACCGGTTCGCCGCCGCCGGTGGTGGTGTACCAGAACCCTGATGGCATGGGCGAGGTGGAGCCTCACATTGACATCATCAACCGGATCAACCGGGCTGAGCTTCAGTTGTTGTCCACGATGGCGATTCAGGCTTTCCGGCAGCGGGCGTTGAAGTCGACGGAGCATGGGTTGCCGAATGTCGATGAGAACGGCAACGCGATCGACTACGCCTCGATCTTTGAGGCCGCGCCGGGAGCGTTGTGGGAGTTGCCACCTGGGGTTGATATCTGGGAGTCCCAGGCGAACGACTTCACTCCGATGTTGTCGGCGATCAAGGAGCATATTCGACAGCTGTCGTCGGCGACCAAGACTCCGCTGCCGATGCTGATGCCGGACAGCGCGAACCAGTCAGCTGAGGGTGCGCACAACATTGAGAAGGGCTTCCTGTTCAAGTGTGAGGATCGGTTGTCGATAGCGAAGATCGGCCTGGAGGCCATCTTGGTTAAGGCGTTGCAGATTGAGGGCGAATCGGTTGAGGACACCGTTGATGTGTCGTTTGAGTCGCCTGACCGTGTGACGCTGGGGGAGAAGTATTCCGCAGCATCTCTGGCTAAGGCGGCCGGCGAGTCGTGGGCGTCTATCCGGCGGAACATCCTGAACTACAACGCCGATCAGATCAAGCAGGACGATCTTGATAGGGCGCGTGAGCAGATAACCCTGTTCGCCGGCAATCCGGTGCAGCGTCCCCAGGAAGATGGATCACGCTGAGTATGCGGCTGCGACCGCTGAACTGAGGCGCAGACTGCTCGAATATGTGTCCGCAGCGTGGACATCGGTAACGCTGTCTGACAGTGGACTGCAAGAGCTGACATCTTCGGTGGCACCGGTTGTCCAAGCGGCCCAAGAGTCGATGGCTGCCATGACTTCGGTTTACATCGCAGAAGTCACCCAGCAGTCACCGGTGCAGGCCGTCGAGGTCTCCAAGATTCGCGGTGTGTCGTCGGAGAATGTGTACGCGCGACCTGTGATCACAGCACGTACGGCACTGTCGGAAGGTAAGAGCGTCGCAGCGGCACTCCGGGCCGGTCAGCGTCGTATCGAGAACCTGGCGGGCACCGACCTGCAACTAGCGAAGACGCACCAGGCTAGGGCGTCGTTCGCCCGCAGCGGCGTCCAGTTCTACCGCCGCGTCTTGACCGGCAACGAGAACTGCGCGCTGTGCGTCATCGCATCAACCATGCGGTACCGCAAAAACTCGCTGATGCCAATCCATCCGGGATGCGATTGCGATATCGACGTGATCCCGCCGGGGATGGACTTCGACACGATCAGCACGGAACTTCTCAACGAAACGCATGACCAGGTGAAGGCGTTCGCGGATATCGCAGACCGCGGCGGCCGCGCCGTTGACTACCGGAAGTTGATCGTCACTCGCGAGCACGGCGAGGTTGGGCCGGTCCTCGCGTGGCGTGACCAGAAGTTCTCAGGCCCCAGAAGCATCCAGCGCTGACCCCCGGCGGTCTGGATAACGCACACATGTCCCGTAACGGGGCATGGCACATAGAAAACCCATCCGCAAAGGAAACAAACCCTCATGTCTGATGATGTGACAGCAGAAACGTCGGAACACAGCGCCGTAACGGAGCCAGTGGAACCGGCAGTCGACCAGGACACAACCGCCACGGTTGAGGAGCCAACGCAAGCTCCGAAACCAACCGAGACGGTCGAGTTCTGGAAGAAAATGGCCCGCAAGAACGAGGCGCAAGCCAAGGAGAACTTCGCGGACGCCAAGAAATGGCGGGAGTCGCAGGAAAAGATCGGCGACGACCCGCTGTCCCGGATCGAAGAACTGGAACGAAAGTTCGAGACGGCTGAGCGTGAACGCATCCGCAGCAATGTGGCGCGCGAAACGAAAGTCGACCCGGAGTTCATTCATGGCGATACCGAGGAAGAGATGCGCGAATCCGCCGACCGGTGGAATGAGTTCGTCAACAAGCGGATCGAAGAAGCGCTGAAGGCAAAGTTGGCGTCGTCGGCCGTGCCGACGTCGGAAGTCACATCAGACAAGAAGGTTGAAGGCCCGAAGCCTCTCACCCCCGCCGAGTACGCGGCGCTGCCGCCTGCCGAGCGGAAGAAAGCGCGCGAAGAGGGCCGCCTCGACAGCTATCTACGTGGAGAACTCCACTAACACAGAAGGGAGCCAAAAATGGCTTTCAACAACTTCATTCCCGAACTCTGGTCGGACATGCTCCTGGAGGAGTGGACCGCCCAGACCGTTTTCGCCAACCTCGTCAACCGCGAGTACGAAGGCACCGCAAGCAAGGGCAACGTGGTGCATATCGCGGGCGTGGTGGCACCTACCGTCAAGGACTACAAGGCCGCTGGCCGGCAGACCTCGGCGGACGCGATTTCCGACACCGGTGTCGATCTGCTCATCGATCAGGAAAAGTCGATCGACTTCCTCGTCGATGACATCGACCGTGTTCAGGTCGCCGGGTCGCTGGAGGCCTACACCCGTGCTGGTGCCACGGCCCTGGCCACCGACACCGACAAGTTCATCGCTGACATGCTGGTGGACAACGGGACCGCGCTTACCGGTTCGGCGCCTACGGATGCTGATGATGCGTTCGACCTGATCGCCAAGGCGCTCAAGGAGCTGACGAAGGCGAACGTCCCGAACGTGGGGCGTGTCGTTGTCGTGAACGCGGAGATGGCGTTCTGGCTGCGTTCATCCGGGTCGAAGCTGACCAGCGCGGACACCTCCGGCGACGCTGCTGGTCTGCGCGCGGGCACCATCGGGAACCTGCTGGGTGCTCGGATCGTGGAGTCGAACAACCTGCGGGACACTGACGATGAGCAGTTCGTCGCGTTCCATCCGTCGGCTGCTGCGTATGTGTCGCAGATCGACACCGTTGAAGCGCTGCGCGACCAGGACAGCTTCTCCGACCGTATCCGCGCTCTGCACGTGTACGGCGGCAAGGTTGTTCGCCCGACTGGTGTGGTCGTCTTCAATAAGACGGGCAGCTAGCCACAGCGATGTTGCTTGCTACCGCCGATGACGTTGCTGCGGCGCTCGGATTGCCGAGCGCCGCAGCGCTCACACCGGAGCAGTCTTCCCGTGTGGATGGCGTGCTGGGCCGTGTCAGTGACACCTTCCAGCGCGTCACCGGGCGGGTGTTCACCACCGGGGCCACTCAGGTGCGGGCGCAGGTCGTCAATGGGCGCGTGTGGCTGCCTGGCGTGGTGGATGAAGTCGAAGCAGTCACGCTTACCGGTGGAGAAGAAGTCGACTTCAACCAAGACGGTAACTATGTGGATGTCACCAGAAATGGGTGTTCGCTCGTTACCGGCACAGTGGTGATCGTCGAATATGTTGGCGGAGGTGTGCCCGACTCTGTAACAGAGTTTGTGGCTGCGGTCGCCGCACGCCACCTTACGGTGACGCCGGGTTCGGTTTCATCGCAGGCGGTATCGCTGACGGCAGGGCCGTTCACCCAGCGGAACGCAGAGTGGGTGTCCGGGACGGCAGTGTTCACCCGGGACGAGTTAGAAGATGCGAAACGGTTCGCCAACCCTGCACCTACGATCACGATTCACCGGCTATGACGTTTCCAACCGCGTACACGGTGACGCATTACCCGCACGTCGGTGACTCGACGGATGGATTGGGGAACACGGTTCCCCAGTTCGGTGCCGGGGTGTCTGTTCCGGTGATCCAACTTGCCCCGCATGTGCAGGTGGTGGGGACGTATTCGATTGTGGAAACCGAAACGATCGATGTTGACCTGTACTTGCCGCCCGGTTCACCGGTGAAGGTGAAAGACCGTGTGGGGTACGGGTCAGATGTGTTCGATGTGGTTGCGGTTCGTGACTGGAACATGGGTTTTCACGGTTGGGCGCCGGGTTTGGTGGCAGAACTTCGGAAGGTGTGATGAATCGTGGCTAACGGTCCAACGAGGAAGAACCCTTTGGCGAAGTTCGGTGTGCGGCTGGACGATTTCGACAAACTGCCTGAGGTGAATCAGGGCGTCAACGAGTTCATAGACGAGGTTGTTGCCGCGTGGAAGAACAATTCTCCCGTGGGCACCGGCGCTTACCGTGATTCTGTTCAGGTGACGGAACGGTCCACGAACAAGGGCCGCGGGAAGGTCGGCGCGACTGATCCGCAAGCGCATCTCGTGGAGTTCGGGTCGGCGCACAACGACGAGTACGCGCCTGCCCAGAAGACAGCTAAACAGTTCGGCGGCACCGCGTATGGCGACTGATTCAGCGCCGAGTATCCACCGTGTGTTGGTGGCGTGGCTGTCCCCTTTGGGGAAGGTTTCTACTCGCCGCTTGTCGGGTGATCCGTTGCCGCACCGTGTGGTTCGCCGCGTCGATGGGCGTGACGTTCCCGAGGAAGGCAGCGATGTGGCTGTCGTGTCGGTGCATACGTTCGCCGCGTCTGATGAGGCCGCCGAGAATGAGGCCGAGTTGACGCACCAACGAATGCTGGAGCTCGTCGTTAACCCGCTGACGGAGATACCGGTCGGCGGTGGTGTTGTTGCGCGTATCGACTATGCGCGTGTGCTGATGAAACCGGTCCTCGTCGAGTATGACGACGACGGCCACTTGGTGCGGCATGTGGGCCGCTACGAGATCGGTGTTCAGTACATCTAATTGAAGTTTCAGCCCTGACAAGGGGCCTGGCGGATAGTGCCGGGTCCCTTTTTGTTCGCCGGAAATTTTCGCAATCCGGTCCCTTATCCAAAATGAGAGGAGCGTCCCTATGACGCAGCCATTGACCGGCACCGACTGGAGCGCCGGCGGATTCACTGACATTCACAAGCCGTTCATCGAGCGTGGCGGCCTGCAGGCGGTGTTCATCCGCGACAACCGCGGTGCCGCGACTGACATGTCGCCGTTCGAGGATGATTGCGTGACGGTGAAGTGGTCGCCGTTCGCGCAGGACGGCAAGCTTCGCGATGACCTGTTCATTCGCCGGAAGGTGAACGGCAAGTACGAGTACAACACTGACCCGAATGAGGGTTGGTGGCACATCGGATGCAACCCCGAAGATGGCGGCGCGGAGCGTGAACCGGATGTCACCTCAGACGATCTGATGGTGTTGCAGTCGAAGTTCCCGGTCGATTCTGAGGTGACGGAAAAGTCGTACTCGGTGCGGTTCGTGGCGCTCGGTACTGCTGATCCGCTGATTCACCGGCTGGAGTCGGAACTTCCGTTGTGCGACAACGCCGGTAATCCGCTGGTGGCTCTTCCCGGTACCCCTGACTACGGTGAGGGTCCGCTGCTGGACGCTGACTCGGCGGAGTACCAGCTGCTGCTGCTGTACGCGCGCCGCACTTCCGGCGGGTTCATTTACCGCGCTGAGGGATACCCGGCGGTGAAGCTGGACGACCAGGCGTCGAAGCAGCGTTCCAAGACCGACCCGGACACGGCGGACCTGACGTACAAGGTGCTGCCGAACGAGTACTTCATGCGGCCCGACCCGGCGGGAACGATCGCCCTTGTTCCCGGCTACTTCTATGTGTGGATGGGCGGCCCGGGCTGGGCTGAGCAGTACTCGGACGGCAGCTAGCCGGTGAATCGTCCTGCCGGGTGGGTTGGTTTGGGGCTGGCACCCACCCGGCAGGCACCACACAAAGCCAGCCCACCGCCCCTGTATCAACCCCTTTTTGAAGGAAGCCCCTGATGTCTGTGAAGAAACCCGAGAACAATGGTGCCGCCGCGCGTGAACAGGCCACCGAGTTCGATTCGCCGTTCGCTGATCGTGTTCTGCGCTTCGATGACGGCACCACCATGACGATCCCCCCGCACCCGAACCTTCGGATGCTCGACGACGATGCGCTGGAAGCGTACGAGGCGTACCTCGAAGAGATCGAAACCTATGACCGGGAGCCTGACCTGTATATCCCGGAGCAGACCGTGAAGGACCGCGACGGCAACGAGATGGTCCTGCCGGCGGAGACCCGTCCCGGCGCGGTCAAGGGGCCGCCGTATTTCAAGGACGGTAAGCGTGTGTCGCCGCCGCGTGAGGTGCGGATCGTTCAGGTCGTGTTGGGCATGGACTCCTACGAGGTGTTGCGGTCGAAGCAGATCAACGGTCGTCCTGCAGGTGCCCGGGATGTGTGGCGGGCGTGGACCGAGCAGGGCTTCACGATCGCGGAACGAGCTGAGTCCGACTCGAAAAGTGATGGAAGCTCAGTGGTTCTGGAGACTGTACCCGAGACAGATAGCGAGTGATCTGCGGCGGTTTTTCGGGCTAAGCGTCGCCGATTGGCATCAGGGCAGGTTGTCCAGTTTGGAGTTGCTGGACCTGTTCGGGGTTCGGTTCGTGGACAACGCTGAAGAACGCGTTCGGGAGTTGTATGTGGATTTCGCGCCGGTCAATGGCGCGGTGGCGCGGGCTGTTCGCGGGGGCCGCTGGTCTGAGTCGGAGTTGATCGCGGCGGAAACATACAACGAGATCGCCCGGTTCAGGGCGTCATTCCATGCATCGAGAAGCCGTAAAGCGGCGTATGAGCCGTTCGCTTTTGAGGACCCGGTTGATCGGTTGGAGAAAGCGAGAGCGTCGGTTGAGGCGCACGAGTTGCAGCGTGAGGTTGAGGCCGATCTGTTCGGCTGGTGACGGGAGGTGAGTGTCTGATGCCGATCTATGTGGACATTATTTCTCGTCTTGATGAGCGTGCTGCTGCGGTGGCGGCGAAGAACATTGAGCGTGAGATGGAGGCGGCTGGGGCGCGTGGCGGTTCGGCTGCTGGCCGCGCGATCGGCGAGAACGTCACCAAGGAGGCGGCTGCCGCTGGGCGTAATGCTGGTGAGCAGTTGTCGCGTGAGGTTGATCGTGCGACGAAGGCCGCGGGTTCTCGCATTGTGGATGGTTTTTCGTCGCATGGTGTGTCGGCGGGCCGGGGGTTTGGTTCATCGTTCAGTTCGTCTTTGGCGTCGTCGTTGCCCGTGGCGGGCCGGTTTTCGTCTGCCCTGTCTGGGTATGAGGGTGCTGCGTCGAAGGCTGGCGCGTTGGCTGGCCGCGCGTTGGGCACCGCGTTCACCGCGGCCGCGACAGGCATCATCGGAGCAGCCAGTGTTGCCCTGTTCAAGGGTTTCGACAGGTACAAGTCTCTTGATGCGACGTCGCACCGTCTTGCCGCGATGGGGAACAGCGCCGAGCAGGTTAAGACGATCATGTCGGATATCAACGAGGTGGTTGTTGGTACTCCGATCGCGTTGGATGAGGCGGCGAAAGCTGCCACGCAGTTCCTTGCCGGTGGGGTGAAGCAGGGCCGCCCGTTGCAGGCGGCGTTGACGGCGATCGCGGACGCTGCGGGGGCGTCAGGGCAGAAGTTCGGCGACCTGGCCGTGATTTTCAACCAGGTGTTCAACAAGGGCAAGTTGCAGTCCGAAGAAATGTTGCAGCTCAATGAGCGTGGCATCAATGTTCAGGCGGCGTTGCAGAAAGAGTTCGGCCTGACGAGCGCCGAGATTCAGAAGATGTCGCAGGACGGCACGATTTCGTTCGGCATGCTTGTGCAGGCGATTGAGGGCCAGTTCGGCGGCATGTCGAAGAAGCTGGCCGACACCGTTGACGGTGCCTTGTCGAACATGAACGCCGCTGTGGGTCGTGTTGGTGCGAACTTCATTTCGGCTTTGTTTGGTGACCCGTTAGACACTACTGAGGGTCCTGGGGCGTTGGCGAAGTCGATCAACAACGTGACCGACAAGTTGAATGACTTGAACGCGTGGATCGTTGCCCACAAGGACGACATCAAGCGTGTGTTTGAAGACGCTGTTGATACAGCTCAGGATTTGTGGAATACGATCCGCAAGGTCGTAGATGTCCTCAGCGACATGGGAATCGGCGTGGAGACCGTCGCGGCCGCGTTCATTGCGTGGAAGTCCGTTGGTGTGCTTTCTACGGTGGGGAATCTCGTTACCTCGCTTGCTGGTGCGAACAACCATCTGAAGCGGATGCCTGGTTTGGCTGCTGGCGCGGCTGGGGCGATCCTCGCGCTGGTGCCGGTGATCAATCAGGTGAACGAAGCTATCAAGGACTCTCGGTTTAACGACCCGTACTACAGCGGTCCTGGGGGGCAGTTGACGCCAGCTCAGTGGGAGCGGCAGGCGGCTGATAATCCCGAAGAGTTGCGGCGGCGGCAGGCGTGGATTCGCACCTATCTCGCACCGAAGCTTGGCCCAGACGAGATTTTGATGAATCTGTTGGACGATCCTACAGCGTGGCAGCGGGCCGGTGGTTTCACTGCGCCGTGGGGCGTTCCGGGTCGTCCTGACACTCCTGACTGGCAATCGACGCGTGTCGGTGGGGGAAATGGCCCGCATGGTCGGAGTCCTGGTGCCGCTGCGGATGCGGGTCATGATGGTCCGTTGGCTGATCTGTTTCCGGGCGCTGCGGGTAGTGCCGGCGGGTCGTCGTCGTCTGGCCCGAAGTTGCCGGATGCACCGGTGTTGCCGTATGACACGACGTTGCCGCCGGGGATTCCTGGCATGCCGCAGGACGCTGCCGTGTTCTCCGCTGAATCGTCGTATCTGGATGCCCGCCACAAACTGGCGGAGAAGCGTGCCCGCGCGGCCCAGTTGGAGCAGTCCACCGAGGCGACCGAAGAGGACCGGCTCAAGGCCCGTAACGATGTGATCGAAGCGGAACGTGACCTTCAGGCCGCCGAGATGCGCATGTCGGATGCGCGGGCGAATCAGTACGAGAAGTTGACGAAGCAAACCGATCAGCATGCCAAGGATTTGGGGCAGATCGGCGCCAAGCTTGATCAGGATTTCGGTATCTCGAAGGGTTTGGCGGGGATCGCGGAGAACATCACGAAGTTCGTGGCGAACCTTGCCGCCGCACCGTTGTTGGGGCAGTTGCAGGCCATTTCGGCCTATAACCCGACCCAGGGCGGGCACGGGTTGATGGGTGTCCTTGGGGCGCAGGGAGTGTTCGGCCCGCAGTACCAGAACAACCAGTATGACCGGGGTTCCTACCCGTCCGCCGGTGCGACCGGTGTGTCCATGACGCCGATCGGTGCCTATCCCGGCGACGCGGCGCTACTCGCCAACGTTCCGGCGGGCCGGTACACACAAGAACAACGCGGCGACCTGACGCAGGGTTTGGCTGATTGTTCTAGCGCTGTTGAGGATCTGGTCAACTTGATGGATGGCCGCCCGACGACCGGCGCGAGCATGTCGACCCACAATGCGGACGAGTGGTTGACTGCGCGTGGATTCGTCAAGGGCATGGGCGGGCCTGGCGATTTCCGGGTCGGTTTCAACGCCAGCCACATGCAGGCGACGCTGCCTGGCGGCACCCCGTTCAACTGGGGCAGTGACGCGGCAGCGGCGCGGCGCGGTATTGGCGGCACGGGCGCCGACGATCCGGCGTTCACGTCGCATTACTACCGGCCGGTGACGTCGGTTCCTGGCGGGTCGGCGGCGGCGGCGGGTGCTCCGGGGTTGTACAGCCCGCAGAACACCAACCCTGCGTTGAATAACCCGCCGGCTCCGGTGTCGTCGGGTGCGTGGGCGACGAATCCTGCCCCGCTGCCCACCACGGGCGGCGGTGGCGGCCCGATGGCCGCTGGCGCACCGCAAGGCCTGTTCACTGGCGGGCCGACGAACACCACCAACATCGGGGCGAACGTCGCACCGTATGCCGGGTCCGGTTCCGGTGGTATCGGCATGGACGGTGGTGGTGCGCTTGGCATGGCGGTGCAGGCCGGTGGTATGGCGCTGGACGCGATGGCACCGGGTGCGGGTCAGGCCGCGCAGACTGGGGTGAAGCTGATCAACCGTGCCATCGAGTACGGCGGTCAAGTCGCCGCGATCGGCGCCCAAGGGTTGATGGAAACGTTCTTGCCTACGGGTGGTTCGGATTTGGCGAACAACAACTGGATCACCCGCATTGCCGGGGGGATTGCTGGTGCGGCCCCGGCGTTGCCGAACCTGGCCGGCCAAGCATCCCAGCAGCGCAAGGACATCGACCCGCAGGCCACAGGCCAGGGTCAAACCCAAGTCAACCAGGGTGGCGACACGAACATCACGGTCAACAACCAGCGCGCCACCGAAGACGGAACAGGCCGCGACATCGCGTATCACCTGCAAAACCAGTACGTCATGCCGGGAGGGTAAATGGCTAAGAAGCATTACCCCGCCACTGGTGTAACCCCGCACGGATGGTATGACCTCGCCAAGGGTGAAAAGCCGATGATGTGGCTCGACGCCTACGACGGGTCGATCACTTTCCACATGATGGGCGGGATGGCGGTCCCTGACCGGGTTGTAGCCCCGGAGATGGTGCACCTCACATCACTCAAGGGGTTGATCCCGCCGTGGAAGCACATCGACCAGAAGGGCGCCACCGAGGACGGAATCACCAATATTGATGCGCTCTACGACCCGATTGAGGTTGAGGTGGGGGTGGAATGCCGTGGCCGGTCGCCGAAGTGGACGCGCAGGGTCTACCGCGATCTGGTCGCGTCGATCGACGCGAAGCAGGAATCGACGTTGAACTTCCTCACCCACGACATGGGGCACTGGTGGGCGCCGGTCAGGTGGTTCCAGGGCGCGCCGCAAGCACCGCTGGAGATCGGCAAGCGGCAGCGTGAAAGTTTGCGCCTGCGGGCCGATTCGGGGTTCTGGCGTACCTACGACTACGCGGCGAGTTTCCAGTTCGAGTATGAGTCGATGACCGACACGTTCAACTATGACACGTCGGGCACGCAGGACCTCGGCGCGGACTGGCCGCTGTACTACGAGGGTGACGGCGGCGGGTACGTCTACGCCAATGGTGACCAGGCGAGGTGGCGGGACGACCCGGACGATCCGCTGACAACGGATACCCGCGAGGTGGTGTGCGGGCCGTACAAGGATTTCGACACCGACACCGACAATCAGGTTGTGTCGATGGTGCTCGGCGGGTTCCAAGAGTGGAGCCTGCCGGATAGTGGGGCTAATGACCTGTGGGCTCGCATGGGCCGCGACAGCAACGGAGACTGGGACGGTAACGGTGTCCGCATGCGTGTGCAGGGCAACTGGATCAAACTGTCGAGGTTCAACAACTTCTCGCAGACAGTGATGTTCCAACGGCCGCTGCTGGTGGCCCCGCTGATCGGGGAAAAGTTCACCCTGGTCGCGGGTTATGAGGGTAATCCCCGCACGTTCAAGGTGCTGCGCAACGGGTTGCCGATCCTGTCGCACAAGGAAACCGGCACCGGTAGTGAACTCGGGCCGGACTATCGGGGCATCGGGTTCGGTATGCAGGCCGGTGGCGCGTTGATCACCCAGGCAACACCAGCCCCGGTGCGGAAGATATCCGCCGGCGACAACGCGAACGTCACCCAATCAGGTTTTGTGCCGATGGTCAATGTTGGTGACCAGCCGATGTATTGGGATGCCACTCTGTTCGGTCCGGGCACGTTCCGGTTGTACGACGGCCCGGGTGCGGATGAGTATGTGGAGTTCGGTCCGCTGCTGCCGAATCAGATTGTGTTCCTACGTACCGACCCGCGCTCACAGACGACTCTTGTGCAGGATTTGACGTCGGTGCCGCCGTCGCCGCAGGAGTTGAACATTTTCCAGCAGGCGGTGAAGTCGTTGTTGTCGTTTTTCTCGGAGCGGAACGCGTTCACCGACCAGATTGGGTCGCTGTTTGGGATTGTTCCCCCGCAGGGCAACTTCTACAAGTACCTGTCGGGGCGGTTCAGTGAGAACGCGGCGATCCCCGCGAAGTCGCCTGGCGAACCGGCGCAGCAGTTCTTCGTGAAGACAGAAATTGTTGGTGGCAACGCTGACTCGAAGGTGATTCTTTCGGGGACTCCGTTGCGCCGCTACCCGATGTAGCCACTGGAGTGGCAAGCCCCGGCCGATACCTCGGTGAGGGGTGAATTTGTGGGCGCCTGTGAACCTGGAAAGGAGGGGATGACGGTTGTCGAAGTTTGAACGCGAAACAGCCGCATGGCAATCCGCCCTCCAGTCCGGCGACCCCAACAGGATCGCACGAACCGCGCGGGCGTTGGCGGAACGCAAATCGAAGGTAGACACGTCGTTCCGGTTCACGGTGTGCGACAAATTCTGGCAGCCGATGGGCTCGGTTGGTGGCGACCTGATCGAGGCGTCGGGTGCTGACCCGCGCAACGATGTGGAAACCGGCCGGATCGTACTCAAAGGGAACAGTCCCCTCATCCCTTTGTTCATGGACTGCAAAAAGACGATGGTAGGTGTCATCGTCGAGACAGCGGGTTTGCGGTATGCGTTCTACACGAAGAACCACACCTACGAGTACCGTGACAGCGCATTGACCGGCACCGCTGAACTGCGCGGTATCCGCGACATCCTCAACTACTACGTGATTTGGCCGTCGTGGTGGCTGCCGATTCAGGCGCAGCCGTTCTCACACGCGGTGTTCGTGTGGGCGTTGCAAACCGTCGTTGAGAACATGGTCGCAGAATGCGCTCTGCGGTTGCAGTCCGGGTGGCTGGAGTTCATCAACAACGGCTTGTCGTTGAACCCGGATATCCGGGCATGGTTCGGCACTGTGTTGCAGGCGTTGTCGCGTGATGGGTTGTCGGTGCAGGCGTTTACCCGCATGCTGCGAACCCCGGTGTATGTGTCACGCACCAATCCGTTGTTGGACACGTCGCCGATGGTCGCGCGGACAGTGCGGATGGAAACCGTTCAGGCCGTCATCAAGGACGTTACCCAGTCGTACGGTGTGGATACTCGCATGGATTTGTGGCTGCCGGGTGATCCGCAGCCTGACCGGTGGGCGAACCTGGACCAGCCTACCTACGTGTTTTCCACAGTGGACCGGTCGCAGATCACTGGCCCGACGAAAACCGTGCTGGATTCGGTGCTGCGCACCACGATTGACCTTGGCGGGTCGCTGGGGGACATCTTCAAACCTGTCATCAAGCAGGTTCCCGGCATGGATGGCGTGTTTTATGCGCCCGCGTTGGGTGTGGATTTTGAGCAGCCGTACGCGTATTTCGTGGCGCCTGAGCCGGGTGAGGACACCGGCATCGATGCATGCACGATCACTGACCACACCCCCGAGGGTTGGCAGCACATCATTGGTGGGCGTTCCCCAAAGTGGTTGAACGACCTGATGAATGCCACCTTCGCATGGCTTATCGACTCGCTGATGATCGTCGTCGGATTCACCGGCATACCGTCCGATCTGCTGTCGGGGTTCCTGAACAACAGCTTCCTGGCGTTCCAGTTGATTCAACACTACGACCGCCGTGACGAAGTTGGCCCGTACCATCCGGCGATCGAGCGGTTCTATCCGACAGCCTCAGCGCCGTACAACATCGAGACAGTCTTTGCATTCATCAACGCTTTGTTTGATTCGCAGGGTAAGACGACGGCGACGGTGCAGTTCCGCAACGGTGCCCAGTATGCGTTGGGGCGTGACGTGTTTCGTGGCGGCCTGATGTCGTTGGTGTTCATGTCTCGTACCCGCATGGTGACTGACTACATCGAGAATGTGATGTGGCGGGTTACCCAGGATGAGCGGAAGGTTCTTCTGCAAATGGGGGATGGCCGTAAGTCGGAGGCCCCGTTGGCGAAGCATCAGCGGTTCATCACGGGGATTTTTGAAACGTTGTCGGTGCTCACACTGTCACCGCAGGGATAGCGTCCCCAATCCTATTTCTTCTGCAACTCGCCCAACATTGAATGGAGCGTGCCCTAATGTCGTGGCCTTTGAACCCCGCTGGGACTCATTACTTGTTTGAGGGAATCGTGGAGATTCCTGTCGATCCGACTGCTGGCGCGGCGATCCTCCAGTTGCGGCCGCAGGGCGGTATCGGTGTTGGCGTGCCCGCGATCGAGAAGGGCGAACCGGGTGTTCCCGCCACGTTCGATACGACAGTGAACCTGACGGAGCTGGACCCGGACGACCCAACCCCGGCGGAAGCGTCGTTCACCGAGATCACACCGCCGTCCACTTCCACGCCTGGCGTGTACCGGTTGAACCTCGCCCTGCACGCGGGTGCGAAGGGCGCGGATGGTGAGGCGGTGTGGGACCCAACGGATGTGGACCCGTCCCCAGTCGCGGGGCAGGTGCCGGTGGTGAACTCGACCGCTGACGGGTTTGTGTTGGCGGCGCAGCGTGTGGGGGACCGGTATGTTCCGGCGTCGATCAACAACACTGCATCGGGTAACGCGAACTCGACTTTGGCTCAGGTGTCGATCCCGGCGCAGCCGTTTGATTGGCGGCCGCGTGTGCAGGGGTACACGGTGGTCACCGGTGAGGGTGCGGATGTGCGGGTTGATTTGGTGGCCCGGTTGAACGGTGAGACCGGCGGCAACGTGATCGGCCGGTGCCCGGGTGTGGCGCAGTCGGAGCGGCTGGTGTTGGTTCCTGGTCCTGCGGCTGGTTCTTCTGATGGGTTTGACCGTGTGCCGGCTGGTACACCGGCGACGATCTATTTCCGGTGTGAACGTCAGGCGGGGTCGGTGACGTATACGACTTCTGCTTCTACGTCGATGTTTTCGGTTGAGGTTTTGCCGCTGTCATGACTGATTCGTTTGATCCGCTGCCTAAGTGGGCGCACGCGGTTCCGTCGGAGCCGGGTATTCACCCTGAGCAGTCAGCTCAGCAGTGGTTGCGTCCGTTCACTGTTCAGCAGCTGCTTGAGATTGGTGAGCAGTTCATTGAGCAGTTTTTGGCGTGGGTGGTGCGCGCGGTCGCTGGGGTGTTCATCCCTGGGGAGGCGTCGTTCGACCAGCTGCGCGACTGGGCGTTGAACATCCCGATTCTCGGGGACATCATTGAGGCGATTACTGGCCTGGTGGGTGGTGGGATTGAGGAGCTGACGCAGTTCTTCGGTAACATCCGCAACTTTTTCCAGTCGATCAACTTCAACGATCCGAGTTTCAATCCGATTCAGGCTGCGGTGCAGTTGGTGAACATCATCATCGCCCCGCTGCGGAACCTGCTGCCCAGTTTGTTGACGATTCTGCCGATCGGCGGTATCTCCAACCAATCGCCGAACATTCTTCCAGCCCCGAAGTTTCCCGAGGGGTCGGTAGGCAATAACGCGGATTGGGTTGTGGACCCGTCGCGTTCGCGTAGCGGTGATGGTACGGGCGCGGCGAAGGTCATTGCCGATGGCACGTTGAAGGCGCTGCGGTCGGGGCAGAATGTTGGCGATTTCTTCGCGGTGAGCGAAGGCCAGACGGTCACCGCCCGGGTGTTTGTGTCACATGAGGGGTATGTGGGCACGGGCGCGCCGATTCGGTTGCAGCTGGTGCCGTACATCGATGGTGTTGCACAGCCCCCGGTGGATTTGAACGCGTACGCCCCGCAGGACGCGAACCTGGCGTGGCCAGGTAAGGAGTTGTCCGGGGAGTATCGGGTGCCAGCTGGGGTGACTGGTGTGCAAACCCGGTTCGTGGTCATGGAAGAGGCCACGGGTGGAACATTCTGGTGGGATGACGCCGAGGTCAAGCAGACCGGCGTCATTCAGCAGTCGTGGGTTGAGGGTCTTCCGGAGATCCTGCAAACCTTGCTGGCGCGGGTGCAGTTGACGATCGACACGGTGGTGTCGGCGATCCGCGGCGGCGTGCAGACCGTTGAGAACACGCTGGAGGATTTGTTCGACGCTTTGCGCAACATTTCCCCGGAGTCGATCGCGGGCATGCTTGGCCCGGAGAACCTGCGGGAAACCATCGAGAACATCGTCAACAGCATTGTCGGTGGCCTGGTGGGCCTTCCGGGCATTGGTGCGGGCATCGCCGACCTGTTCAACGTGTTGCAGGAGATCGCTTCGCGCGCCAGCTTGGGGTTGTTCTCGTGGGACATCCTCGGCATCAGAACCAACAAGCCCGTCGATAGTGGTTTGTTGCCGTCGGAGCGGTCCAACTTCCCGTTGTCGAACGTCACGACGTGGCTTGAAGCTACGCAGAGCAACTCGCTCATCGGTGTTGACCTGATTGAAGAGTCGATGCCGCTGGGCGTGGTGTCGTGGATCGGCTACGGCCTTGCGGGGATCACTGAGTTCTACGTCAACATCTGGAAGGTTGACTTGACGTCGGGTAACTGGACTTTGGTGCATCATTCCCCGAACATTGTTGGGCTTTTGGGTGGCACGGCCGCGCCGGGGGAGTTCATCTCCTACGAGTTGGATGACCCGATCGCGGTGGTGGCGTCCGAGGCGTACGCCTACGAGCTGGTGCCGGTTGGCGGTACGCATTATGTGCGTGGCCGCGTGGCGGATTTGCCGAACCATCCTACGTCGCAGATCGTTTCGCTGGCCGCCACACGGAACAACACCTCGCCGAACAGCCCCCCGTCTTCTATCGCGAAAGCGTCGGTGGCCCGTTCGGGTGATGTGCCGTGGGTGAGCATCGCTGTGGACACCGGCACCGGTGGGGATCACCACGACCCGCAGAGAATCTATCTTGGTACCGAGGCCACAGTGTTCCCGGTGCCGAACTGGGTGAACTACATCGATCCGGTTGCGGTCGGTGGCGGTGGTGGTGGCGCGCAGGGCTGGGCGTTGGGCATCAACGGTCAGGCAGGCCAGCCCGGGAAGTTCAACGCCACCACATGGGTTCGGGGTGAACATTTCGGCGACAACGCCATCATCACCCTCGACCCTGGTGCTGGTGGTGTTGGTGGCCCGGGTGACGGCGCCGCCGGTGGTAACACCACGTTGTCTATCTCCACACCGGGGGGTGACACGTATTCCATTGTCGCCGAGGGCGGCGCGGCAGGTACCGCTGAGGGGTTCCTGTCGAAACCTGTTGGGCGTGGTCCGGGGACGTTCACGTTCAATGGGCAGGACTATGTGGGCGGCGGCGATCAGAAGGTCATGGGTGGACACGGCACTCCGCCTGGTGGTGCCGGTAACGGTGGTAAGGGCGCGTTGGCGTCGTTCCAGTCCGGCGGCAATGGTGGCCCTGGTGGTGGCTGGCTGTTCTTCCGGCCCGATGCTTTGCCTGATCCTGACCCGGATCTGACGCCCCCGACGCCTCCAACGTTGGTGGAGCTGGTCGATTCAACTTTCAGCACTCTCACGATCACGTGGTCTGGAGCAACAGACGTATGACAATCAAAGGCTATTTCGTTTACGCGAAAGAGAAAGACGCCCCTGGTGATTTTGTTCAGTTGAATCCCGACCCGGTGCTGCCGCCGTATGGGACGAACGGTTTGAAGTCGAACACCACGTACGAGTTTTATGTGAAGACGGTGGACAACGCTGGCTGGTTGTCGGACCCGTCGGATACCTACGAGTTCACCACTCCCGCGCACACTGCGGGTGATTTGTTGTCGCCGGAGGACCAGGCGATGGTGGATTTGATTGTGGAGGAGTCCCGCGCGGAGACCGGCCAGCCGGGGGTGATGTTGCAGATCACTGGTCCGCGCGGGAACTATGCGAAGGCGTATGGCACCACCGTGGGCGGCACGGTTCGCCCGTTGACGTTGGATGACCACTTCCGCATGGGTTCCTCCACGAAGATGTTCACCGCGATTGCGTTTTTCCAGGCTGTCGATAAAGGGTTGATCTCGTTGGATGACACGCTGGAGCAGTACGTTCCGGGCATTCCGAACGGTACCGCGATCACGATGGGCCACATGCTGTCCATGCGGTCCGGGATCGCGGAGTATACGGCGGGTATCAACGCGCTCTGGGTCACGCTGTTTCCGACGTGGCCATGGACGGGCGCGAAGGACTTCCTGGGCTCTATGAAAGGGCCGTCAAATTTCTATCCCGGCACCGACTACCTGTATACGAACTCCAACTTTGCGCTGATCGGGATGGTTCTAGAGATTGTTGACCCGGCCCATCGGCCGATCAAGCAGATCTTCAAAGAAGACATCATAGACCCTCTTGGGCTTACGGAAACGTCATGGCCGCCGATCGGTCCAGTTCCACCCCCAGCGTCGATCGCTGACACGTTCAACCCGAACTTCCTCGACGCTGCCGGGGCGCTGGCGACGAACATCAACGACTACACGAAGTTCGCGGAGGCGTTGCGGGACAACGCGATGGGCCTGTCGCCCGAGTCGTATGACGCGTGGCTGTCAACATTCTGGAAGCATCCCACGGGGTGGGACCCGTACGCGAACGGGTTCTACATTCCTTCCGAGTACTACTACGGGTACGGGATAGAGTCGTTCGGAACGTGGTTCGGGCATCCGGGACTTTTTTCGGGTGGCTGGTCGTCCACGATTTTCTTTGAGCGGGACTCGGGTGCGACATTCACGCTGCACGAGAACTCGAATACCTCCAACCCCCCGGCCGCGGGCTATACGCGAATTTGGGTGCGGGTGGCGGAGTATCTGTATCCCGGAACGATTACGAATGACCAGAACTGGCCGGTGCCGCCGGAGCCGGTGGATGTTGGGTTTGATGCCGTGTCGGGGGCTGGGGCTGGTGTCGGTAGCGCCACTGTGAACTTCAAGGCCTCCGAGGGGGCTACGGTGTTCGCGGTGGTGGCGTGGGACCGCGCGGGCTCAGCCCCGTCGGCCACGTATGGCGGCGCCGGCGGTGTACTTCTCGGGTCCGTTTCGCACAATGGCGATCCGGCGAATGGGGGCCTGGCGATTTTCCGCATGGAGAACGCAGGCTCCGGCGTTGCTCGCCAGATGAAGGCCACCGGCCCGGGCTGGGTGAGTGCGTATGCCATTTCATTCAACGATGTTGTGTCCGTGGGAACCCCCACGTTCGCGCACGGCAACGGTACTGCGCACAGCCAGTCGGTGACGGTACCGAGCGGGGTGACGCTGCAGGCGTTCTCGGCCGGGGCCGGGGGGGTGTCGTCGTCCAAGCTGACAACGATTCTGGGGGCGCGCTTGCGCGCGGAGCAGTCGGGGATCGCCCCGCCCCTGTGTGTCAACACAACCACGAGGACGGGGACGGTGAGCGCTACATCGGCGCAGCCGAACAGGTGGGCTGGCATGGCGGTGAACTTGCAGATTGGGGGATGAGCGTGGCTGTTGGCTGGTGGGCTGAGTCCCACGTCTCGTTCGGCGTCACCATCACTCCTGAGGTGGGATTCCGCTACGGCGGTCCGAAACAAGAGTTCGGCGTCACCCTCACCCCCGAGATCGGCATGTCCGCTGTGGCGCACAACCGTGCGAGTTTCGGTTTGTCGGTGCCGGTTTCGCTGGGGATGGGGGCGGCCAGCCACAGCAAGGCGTCGTTCGGTCTGGTGTTCGCGCCGTATATCGCGATGCGTGGTCCGGCGGCGTTCGAGCCGGTGTTTCCGTCCGAGGATTTGTATCCGTCGGTGTCGCTGTTCCCGACGCCGCGCGCGCAGTCTCCCGGTTTCGGGTTGTCGTTCACGCCGAGCCTGGGGTTCGAGGCCGCGCCGAAGTTTGCGCGGTCGTTCGGTATCGAACTGGACCCGCAGGTCGGCATGGGTACCGCACTCGGGTTCACGAAGGGCTTCGGGCTCGAACTGTCCCCGCAGGTTGGAATGTCCGGCGCGGAGCGGTATTACCGCGAGTTCGAGCTGATGTTGACCCCGGAAATCGGTATGGACGCTGTGGGTAATGACGGTGTTGACCCGGTGGCGTTCGACGCGGTAACCATGTCCCAGCAAGCGACGTCGACGTTCTCGTTCAACCACACGGCCACCGCCGGAGCGTCGGTACTGGTGTCACTGGTTGTACAGGGCAGCGACACGATCGCTTCTGTCACCTACGACGGATCAGCGATGACGCTTATCGGCAGCCAGGCTCTAAACAATAACGCTGGCGAAGGTTCGCAACACTTGTATGTCATTCATGGTGTTGCTGGCGGGTCCAAGCAGGTGACGGTCAACAAGCCCACCGGCTTCGGGTGGGTGGGCGCTGTCGCGGCCTCGTATCTGAACGCGACCACCACCGGCACTGTGCAGAAGTCATACGGAAACAGTGGTTCGGCAAGCCTGTCGGCGTCCGCGCCTGGAGACGGTGGCCGGGTAGTCGTTTCGTTCGCCAACATGGGGAACCGGACGTTTACACCCTCTGGCGGAACGAACCGATTCTCGGGTTCGGGCCTGTTCCCGATCCTGACCATCAGCGACGCGACGACGGCCACGAACTTCACGGCGACAAGCTCGTCGGGCACATGGGCCGCCATGGCGGTCCCGCTCAATCCCGTATAACCCGAAAGGAAACAATCATGGGCATTCCCAACGCAACTCACAAAGCAGCGTCGGACGCCATCGCCGGTCTCGGTGACTGGATCAGTGTGCATACCGGAGCTGCCGGCACCACAGGGGCGAATGAAGCCACGGGTGGTGGATATGCGCGGGAGCAGACGTCGTGGACGTCGGGCTCCACGGGCACCAACACCGGCGACGAGGTTGAAATCTTCGTGGCGGCAGGCACCTACGTGGAGGGCGGCATCTGGTCGGCCAGCTCGTCGGGCACGTTCGTCGGTTCGGAAGCTTTCGACGACGGTGACGTGGAGGTGTCCGGTTCGGGGGCGAGCATCTCCGTGACGCCCCGCATAGTCGCCTGAAATCCTGGATAGGGGAACTGTTTTGAACATCAAAACTGATCATCAGATCGTCGCGTTCGGCAACGACATGATGGGCTTGTTTGACCGTGACGGCACGTTGATTGTGCAGGCCGCCCGCGTGGTTGGCGGGTGGGAGGTCACCGCCGAGGGGCGGCCCCCGGCGACCGTGTTGGATCGGTCTTCGGCGATCACCGAAATGATCAACACCGCCCTCGCGGTGCTTCCGGGTGACGGTTATTCGTGCCTGGTGCCGAGGGGTTTGCGGGCGCAACCTTAGGAGGGGGTTGGTATGGCTTATTCGAAGCAGTCGTGGGAGAACGTTCCCTCGACGAACACCCCGTTGTCGGCGGACCGTCTCAACCACATCGAGGACGGTATCGAAGGGGCGCATGAGGGGCTGGACGATAAGGCCGACCTCGCCCACGACCACGTTTTGGCCGATGTTACAGATGTCACCTCTACTGGCGCGGCTATTGCTGGCGCGGCGGATAACGATGCAGCCCTGGAGGCTTTGCAGCCGGAGTTGGACAACAAGATCCACGGGATCGTCGACTACTACGCGACCAACGAGTTGGATGTTCAGGTGGATGCTTCTGATGTGGTGTCGGGCACGCTGAGCATTAATCGCATCCCCGTGGGTAGTAGTGGTTCCACGGTGTGTGTTGGTAATGATTCGCGCCTGTCGGACCAGCGGACACCCTTGGACAACTCGGTGACCCTGGCCAAGATTCAGGACGGTGCGATCACCAACGCGAAGATCAATACCGGCGCGGCGATTGCGAAATCGAAGCTGGCTTCGGATGTGCAAACCTCACTGGGTAAAGCGGATTCGTCGGTGCAGAAATCCGGCACCGCAACGGGTATGTGGATGGGCACCACACTTCCAGGTACCGGCACGGCGGGTGTGTTGTATGTGGTGGTGCCGTGAAAGTTTGGAACGGCACGGCGTTCGTTGACCCCACCGCGTTCAAAGTGTGGAACGGGTCGGCGTTCGTCAACCCTGAGCTGTACACGTGGAACGGGACCAGCTTTGACAAGGTGTGGCCGTCGTTTGAACCGTTCACGATCTCCAGCGAAGACCCCGGCTACGAGGATCTGATCGACGAACCGGTACCCGAGGGCGCATCCGGTTGCTGGGTCACCCTTGGCGGTGCGGGCGGCGGCGGCGGCTCCGGCCGCAGATCCAACTCCGGCTACCGCTACGGCGGCGGCGGGGGGGGCGGCGGTGGCTACATCGACCGCGTCTGGATTCCACGCGCGTCGCTCGGCTCGACGTATACCCTCGTCCGGGGCCTCGGTGGGGCCGGTGGAGCGCGGGCGGCGCGATCGTCCAACGGCAATGACGGCACCGCCGGCGGCTCGACTGTGTTCTCGTCCGGCAGCGTTTCCCTGACGGCTAGCGGAGGGGCAGCAGGCGCGAGGGGCACTAACTCGTCGTCCAGCGGAAGCGGCGGGGCCGGCGGTACAACCAGCATCTCCGGCGTATCCGCAACAGGCTATACAGGTGGCAAAGGCGGCAACGGCGGTAGTAACCCAACTAGCGGGGAGAGCCGTTCAAACGGTGCGGGCGCTGGCGGTCGGGGGGCTGGAGGCGTCCTGTCCAATGACAACAGCTTCAGCGGCGGTAGCAACGGAACCAGCTCCGGCCCCGCGGGGAACGGCGGCGGGGGGACCGACGGAGCCGTAAACACGGGCGGATCAAACGCAGGTAGCGGCGGTGACGGCTACGTCCTGATCGAGTGGGAATAACCCCGCTAACGGTTCGGGTCACCAGCAGCGCGGAGTTGATACACACGCTGCTTGGAAATCTTCAGGGCGCGGCCAATGTCATGCCACGTGATGCCGTGGACAGTCATCGCCTCGTAGACGAGGGCAGCCAGTTCGGCATCAAGCTCGGCGATAGTCGCTGCGCGTTTCTGCCGGTTGGCGATCATGCGGTCGATGATTGTCACATCTAGGAGTGTATCTCAAAGAGATACTTGTGCACGTGGTCAAACGCGGTTAGACTCGCGTTCATCAACTTGAGACACCGCCCGGCGGGGCGATAGGCCTGAGAAACCAACCCCGCCGGACGGCCCACCCCCCAACAGGAGGCCCGAACCATGCTACGCACCACCACCGCGACTGTCTTCGCAATCGCCGCACTCGCCCTCGGAATACCCGCAGTCGCTGATGCCGCACCCGCCCACTGCGCGAATCACGGCACCGGCCACGGGCAGATCTACAAGCACGCCTGCGCCACCGGCAGCGGCGGCGCAGGGGCCGACTGGACATACGCCACCCACGCCGACGGCACACCCAAGATGGACGGCACCAAACACATCTACAAGTGCGTGCGCCACTGCGGCGGCGGCCGCCACCACGTCGAAACCACCGACACCTGGTGACCCGCCATGAAGATCCACGTTCAATCCCGCGGCCCCGCCGGCTGGAACGCAACAGTCCTCTTCACCACAGGAACCGTCCTGACTGTCGCTGACGACCAAGGTCGCAGGCACCTGATCGACACGTCCCGCGTCACGGTCAGGAGGCTGTCATGACCAAACGAGTAGCGGGGGCATTCGGAACTGGACTCCTCGGCGGTGTCGCCCTCACCGGACTCATCTCGTGGATGTTCGCCACAGGACATCCAGCGATCGACTTCTTCATCGAACGCGACACCCTGTTCTACTTCTAAACCCACCCCAGAAAAAGCCCCGCCACCCACTTGGGTGCGCGGGGTTTTTCTATGCCCGAAAGGAACCCCGGACATGGACCGTCTCGGAATCATCCTGCTCAAACTGCTCGGACCGCTCGCCGACCGGATCGCTGACCGCATCGCCGACAGGATCACCGAGAACCTGCCCGATCTGTCCGATTTGGATGATCAGATCGTCGCGAAACTCCCCGACCTGACCAACCTTCCAGCGCAAGTCGTGGACATCATCGACGGCGCGCTGCGCTCCATCCCCGTCCTCGGCGGAATCCTCGGGAGCAAACGGTGACCACGAAAGATCAAGTCGCCCAAATCACTATCGCCGAAGCCAAGGCGCGCGGCTACACCCGCAGCGAATGCCTGGCGATCATGTCCACCTTCTACCAAGAGTCCGGCTGGAACGACACCATCTGGGACCCGACCCACACCACCTACGGCATTGCCCAACAGGACGGCTCCTACCCACACCGCTTCGACGGTGCCGCAGCCCAAATCAAAGGCTTCTTCGACAAGCTCGACGTGTGGCGCGCCAAACCCGGTGCCAGCACCGATATATGGCTGAACATCTGCTGGATGCAGCAGGCCCCCAACTGGCCCAGCGCTGACTACTGGTACGCCAACGGCCGCCGCGCCTACCTCACCGAAATCAAGTCACGCATCGCCACCGTCACCCCCTACCTCGACAAGTACTGGCCCGCCGATGGAGGTACCGCCGTGCCCGACGAACCACGCCCCGACTTCAACGAGTTTCCGATCTGGTCGGCCAACAACAGTTCCCGCAGCGGCAAGCCGACCATGTTCCTGATCCACACCCAGGAGGGTGGTGGTGGGGACGCTGCCGCTGAGAACCTCGCCAAATGGTTCCAGAACGCCAACGGCGTCTCCTACCACTACACGATCTCCCAGGCGTCCGATGGTGGTGTGACCGTGGTCGATTGCGTCGACACCGACCGCGCCGCCTGGTCGGTCGGCAACGCCAACAGCATCAGCATCAACCTGTGCTTCGCCGGGTCCCGTGCTGCCTGGTCGCGCGAGCAGTGGATGAAGCAGTCCAACGCCATCGACGTCGCCGCATATCTGGCGGTGCAGGACGCGAAGAAGTACGGCTTCGAACCACTCGTGGTTCCCCCGCCGTACGTGAATGGCCACCCAGGCATCTCGGATCACCGGTGGGTGACCGACGTGTTCAAGTGGGGCACCCACACCGATGTTGGTGACTGGTTCCCGTGGGACTACTTCACCGAGCGCGTCGCCTTCTGGGCCAACGGTGGTGCCAGCGAACCGGAACCGCCGAAGGTGAAGCGGTTCCCCGACGACTGGACCGACCGCGAACTCGCCGTGGAGACCTTGCGTCAGCAGCGCGGCTACGCGCTGGATGGTTGGCCGCAGCTCGGCGGCCGGACGGTGGTGGACGTACTGGGCGCGATCGGCGAGAAGCTCGGCATCGAAGGCTGCTACGACGTCAAGGGCAAGTCCTGATGCGCATCGACGGGCAGTATGTGGGCCTCGGGTTGGGTGATTCGTCCGAGGAAATCCGCCGGATCAAGACGTTCATGCGGAAAAAGTTCGCCTCCTACGCTGGGCATCTCACCGACACCCCGCTCTACGACGAGCAGATGACCGCCGCGGTCGCTGAAATGCAGTCCCGCTACAACGCGGCAGGACTGTTGCGCGACGGGCTCTACATCCCGGGGATTGTAGGGGCCGAAACCAAGTACGTCATGGGCTACCTACCGCGCCCCGTCGTGGACACCCGGCCTGTTCTGATCACCGTGTGCGGCACCGGTGTTCCCTGGTGGATCGGCCCCGACGCCGACACCGCCCGCGCCGTCGAAGACAAATACCTGTGGCAGCCCGTCGGCTACCCCGCGGCCCCGTTCCCGATGGGCAAATCCATCGCTGCCGCTATCACTGAAGCTCACAACCAGGCTAACCGGTGGCGCCAACGCATCGAAACCCACGGCGCCGCCCTAGCGGGCTACTCCCAAGGCGCGGTAGTGGTTTCCGAACTGTGGATGAACCACATCGCACCCGAAACCGGCTCCCTGCACTGGATGAAGCCGCACATCGAGAAAGCCGTGACGTGGGGCAACCCGAACCGCGAACTCGGTCACGTGTGGGCTGATCACGGCGGCTCCCCAATGGCCCCATCGAACACTCAGGGCGTCTCATCGAACGGTATGCGTGACACCCCGCCGTGGTGGCGCGACTACGCACACCAGGGCGACTTGTACGCGTGCACCGAACCGGGCGACACACAAGAGGTCCGCAACGCCATCTGGCAGATCGTGCGCGACCTGGACCTGTTCACCGGACCCGATTCGCTACTCGCCCAAGTAATCGAACTTGTGCAGGCCCCGCTACCGGAGACGATCGCGATCACCAAAGCGATCCTCGACGCCGGCATGTTCTTCGCGAAACGCACCGGCCCGCACGTGGACTACAACGTCCAGCCCGCCATCGACTACCTACGCACATAAGGGGGACCACCTGATGTTGACACGTTCGTTTTGGATCGACGCCGCCGAACGCGCGGCCCGCACGTTCGCCCAAACCGCGATCGCCACACTCGGCGCGGGCGCGGTTGACCTACTCGCCACCGATTGGGTGTCGGTGCTGTCAGTGTCCGGCGGCGCCGCAGTGGTGTCACTGCTGATGTCTATCGGCGCGGAACGCCGCGGCAACCCCGGAACGGCTTCGGCGACTAGAGCGGTCACTGCCGCATGATGTGGGAGTCGGTGCGCGAAGCGATGGATGCCGCGTACCAGCCAGAAGATGGTATCGACCTGATAGGACTGCTCATCATCGGTTTACCTTCCACGATCGCAGCGATCGGAACGGGAATTGTCGGTGTCCTCACTGTTCGAGGGCAACGCAAGGGCCGGGAACGTGCCCGACAGATCGACGCGAAAACCGATGAGATTCACGAGCAGACCGTCAACACCCATGACACCAACATGCGCGACGACCTCGACGAGATACGCGATCTGGTGCGGGACGGATTCAAACAGATTCAACGGGACATCGGAGGGTTGAGGGAGGAACTGCGAACCGAACGCCTCGAACGCATCGAAGGCGACAAGCGACGCGACCGGTAACCACCAGGAAAGAAGGGCGCACGAATGTCACTACTGGCCGATCTCGCGGGCCTGCAACCCCGCACATGCCCCGCATGCGACTGGGCGGGCACCCGGTCGAAACAGGAACGCGCAGAGATAAACACGGCGGTGGAGTCCGCCAAACGCGGCGAGGTTCAGTTCACCGACGTGCTGCGAGTGCTCATCAAACACGGCATGCCCGACATGAATCCGCAATCGTGGCGGCACCACGCGAGGAACCATCATGTCCCTGACTAGCGACCTACGTCAGGTCCGCATATCCGAGGGTGTGCGCAACAAAATCCTGATCCTCGACGTCGAACGGCTCCCCGGCATCACCGAACAATACTGGTGGGACAGGGGCGACCTGAAAAACCGGTACGTGCAGTACGAGACGGTGACCCGCATGCCGCGCACCACGATTGTGTGCGCCAAGTGGTATGACCAGCCCGAGGTTATCCAGCTCGCCGAATGGGACAAAGGTGGACGCAAACGGTTCCTGCGGCGCGTCCACAACCTGCTATCCCAAGCGGATATCGTCGTCGGCCACTACATCGACGAAGCTGACGTGCCGTGGCTGAAGGGCGATCTGCATTTGGAGGCCGGGTTACCTCCGCTGCCTCCGTTCAAAACCGTTGACACGTTGAAGGTGCTGCGCCGCGAGTTCAAATCCGGTGCCCCATTCAAAGGTTTGGACGCGTTCTGTCAGATCGTTGGCCTGCCCGCCAAAACTGACCGCTACGACCGGGGCGCGATGGAACGCGCCGTGACAGGGAAGAGCGCCGCTGATCGGGAACGCTTGGTGTCGTACTGCGCTGGCGATGTGGTAGCCACGCAGGGGTTGTACGACTTCCTGCGGCCACACATCAAAAACCATCCCGCACTGTTCGTTGACGGCGAGGACAAGCTGATGGTGTGCAACCGGTGCGCTGGTGAAACTGTGGTGATCCCGCGGCGGTACGTGGCGAACGTGTTGACGTACACGATGCGCCGCTGCACCAACTGCGGGGCGCATTCACGACTGTCCATCGAGCCGGAACGCATGAGCGCTGTGAGAGGGGTCTGACCAATGAACGTTCGAGTGTGCACGTTCCTAGACCACGGAGTGACGGTAGGGTTCCTGTGGGACGCGTTGAAGTTGTGGGTGCGGTTGTGAGGCCCGCCGATCCTGTCCGGGCTGCGATCCAAGAGAGTTTGGATGCGCAGGGCGACGGCTGGCAGGTAGCCCACTATGTGGCGGTTGTCGGCCTGGAACGCATCACCGGTGACCGGATGGACTTGGGCGCGACGACGGTGATCACACCGGTAGGGCAGCCGGGGTATCTCACGGACGGTTTGGTGAATCGTTACTGGGACGAATCAGACGATGAGTGATCCGCAGTTGGAGTTGTGGCGGTCGGTGTGGCTGGCTGTCGTCGCGGGGATGATCGTCGCGCTGTTAATTCACGTCCTGGCTTAATCCACGCCTCGTGAAGCATCGAACTTCAGGAGAGGTTACGGGGCCGCCCCGCTTGCACACACTCTCCAGTGCAAGCGGGGCGGCCCTCTTTTCGCGTATCTACTAGTGCTTGGGGTTTCGGGCAGCTCTGTATCGTTCGGAGGCATCCAGGTTTTGGCATGTGTGGTGCACTGGGGGAAGGGTGTCGATAACTGTCTCCCCGTCTTTGAACGGTTGACCGCACCGGCCGCAACGATCATCGGTGTTCATCAGTTGCACATCTCGCATCCGTGGCCGGTCGGGTAGGTGTCTGATTCACCTATGTGGCTCAGGTTCCGACTGCCAGTGGGCTGCATCAACGCGACCTCAACAGAACCACAAGCGGTGCACATGCCGTAAACGACGTCATCCGACTTCACCTCACAACCACCACACATCACAGCTTCGTAGCGGTCAGTAGCTGCAGTCATTTCATCCTTCTTTCAGCCATCGTTGGGAACCGTGATCGCTGTCCGCCGACGCTCCAGATGCTTCAACCGCTCAATCGAAGGCACAGCAAGCTCAGTTGGATCCTCATGCTCCCCTATGAAAAGAGAGTACGACGGCGCGACGACATGTAGGACCAGTGAAAACCCCTATAGGGTTACCTTTAGGGTGATCCCCTCTGAGGCTTATGGCCTCTGACCTGTGCGCCGTGAGGGTTTCGAACCCCCGACCCGCTGATTAAGAGTCAGCGGTTGATAGGCTGCATACCAGGAGAAACGTTGTCAAACCCGCAGGTAGACCCCCGATACTGCGCAATTCTGCGTAATGCTGCGCAGCACCGTAGGGTGAACCGTAGGGTGACCCCCTGGGAGGGAAAACGATGGCAACTAAGAAACGCAGAACCCGCGGAGACGGAGCGTTCTTCCAACGCGCCGACGGCAAATGGATGGGACGAGTAGAACTACCCCCCGACCGCAACGGCAACCGCCGCTACAAATGGGTGTCCTCCGTGGACCGCAACACCGCCATGGCCAAACTCAAACAACTCCGCCGCGACGTCGAAGAGGGCCGCATCGCCACCACCTCATCCACAACTGTGGAGAAGTGGATGCTGCACTGGATCGACAACATCCACGCCAAACGTAAAGTCCGCCCCGGCGTCCTCAACGACTACCGGGCCGCCATCCACAACCACATCAACCCGATCCTCGGCGCGAAACGCATCGACAAACTCACCCCGCAGCATGTGCGGGACCTGCACTCCGAGATCGGGGCCTCCCGCACCGCCGAGCTGGTCCATGTCATCGTCCAGAAAGCCTTGGACGATGCGGTAGCGGAGGGTGTGGCGACCAGGAATGTGGCCGCATTGGTCGACAAGCCCGAGTACCGGAAGAAGAAACGCAACGGCTTCCCGGCGGACGTGGCGCAGCACATCATTCACACCGCGTTCCAGGTGTGCGACGAACCGGATGCGGTGCGGATCGCCGCCGGTTTCCTGACGGGCGCCCGCCGTGGGGAACTCCTCGGCCTGCGCTGGCCCTACGTCGACAACCCCGCTCAGGGATGGATCACCATCGCTTGGCAGTTGCAATCGGAAACCCGCGTCCACGGCTGTGGGGATCCTCTACCCGAACCGTCACCGCTGTCCCGGCCCGACCGTATGCCCAAAAAACCCCCGTACTGGCCTTGCGGGAAGACACGGGCATGGGCATGCCCGCAGTCCCGGTGGGACCTGCCGGCGCATTTCGAGTATCAGGAATGTGAGGGGTCGTTGTTGTTCACCCGGCCGAAGACGGACGCTGGTTGGCGTGAGGTGCCGTTGTTGCCGCCGTTGTATGTGGCGATGCAGAAACTCCGCGCCGACAATCCGCATGACTTGGTGTGGCACAAGGAGGGGAAGCCGATCGATCCCCGTTCGGACTACGACGTGTGGCGTGGCGTGTTCCGCGCTGCTGGGGTGATCGGTCCAACCGAGTCGTTGCCGCCGCACAACTCGCGGCACACCACCTCGACATTGCTGCGCGCAGCGGGTGTGGATGAGCAAACGCGTATGGAGATCTTGGGTCATGCGAGTGTGGATGCGCAGCGGATCTATGCGCATGCGGACCGGGCGAGGCATCTGGAGGCCATGCAGGGGCTGTCCGAACTGCTCCCATCGACGTTTGCGTAGGCGACCGACTGTAAATGCGCCCTGCCGAGGGATTCACCATCCCCGGCAGGGCGCTTTTTTTGCGTTCTGGCGGGGAGTAGTCAATCCGTCATGGTCCAAGTTCCGCAGCCGCTCGTGCGGAACACGATCCGATGATCCCCGTTGATTGTGCCGGTCCACGACGCGACACCATCGGGTTGGATGTTCGCGCGTACGGTGCCGGATGGTGCTTCACCTTCGCGGAGCGTTTCGCCGCCGCGGTAGTCGGCGATGCTGACGACCGCCCACGTGCAGCCGGGGGAGCTGGGTGGGATGGTGGCGGTGTAGGTGCCCCAGTCGTATCCGTCTGCGCCGCCCATGTTGTGGGTGCCGTCGCCGGGGATGGTGCGGTACGGGTTGGGCCGTGTTAGTGGTGGTGGTTGGTGTGGTGGTTTGTGATGCGCTTCTGTCGTCGTCGTCGTTGTTGTTGCGTGCGGAGACGATGCCTACGACGGCGAGCACAGCGAGCGCGGTGACCATCACCTTCCCTGGTGACACTGCGCGATCATTGGTGGTCATCTGGTAGTAGGTCTTTCTGTGTTGGTGGCTAACTTTCGCGCACTGGCGTTATCTGATCGTGACATTCCCATGTTTGGGCTTCCTGTGTCGATTTTGGCAATGATCCGTTAGCGTCTACGCATCCGGTTGCGAGGGGTGACCGGTGCTGGTGATTTCGGTAGGTGCAGCACATGTTTGATGACGAACTCGACACTCTGCTGGTGCGGATTCTGAACGCGATGGACGAGTGTCCGCCAACAACATGGACGTTGCGTCGGGCACGTCTAGTCCTTGCGGCGTTGACGTGCCCGGACGCTCCTGGCGATGTGGTCACGAATCTCCGCCCCAACTGTTTCGCCGGCCCGAGGTTGGCGCGGATGCGTCGTGTCACTGGTCGCGGCGTCTAGGTCGCCCTCCTGGTCTTGACGCGCTTCGCGCGGTGTTCGCGTCGTCTGCGCAGTTTCCATGACATCTCTTGCCTCCTTTAGTCGTCGCCGGACTTCGGCGAGAAGTTCGTCGTCTGAGTAGCGGACTATCGCCGGCTCGGGTAGCGGCGGTGGAATATCTGACTGTTGAAATCCGGCTATCGCCAGAGCTTCGTTGACATCCCATTGGACAGCTCGGGCAGCGGCGGCCACGGTGGATGCGGTCGTTCCGATTGGGATCAGTGTCCCTTTGTTGATCTGCCACCCCGTTTCCAGTTGCTTCCACCGTCCTGCGCTGACGGCGGGCTTGTCGCTGCCTGGTGGCGTTGTGCGCCGTGAGGCTTCGCGCTGAGATAGCCCGACGCGCTCTCTGTGCCGCTTGAGTTCTGGCCCGAATGGCCAGTCTTCGCGGTGTTCCTTGTTCTCGTTCACGCCTACATGTTCGCGTGCAAACAGGTGCAAAGTCCACTGCTTGCACAACCCTGATTCTTTGCAGTTACGCGCTTGTAGTTTTCGAACATTGCAGGTCACAGCATTGTTGGCGCGAACTGCGCGCGAACTCTTGCGGTTTGCACTTGTTCGCAGTACAGTTGGCGGCATGGTCAAACAGTCCTACGGGGTGTGGCAGGAACTCCGGGTCATCCGTGAGCGCACAGGTTGGTCATCCGCCGAACTGTCCCGCGAAAGCGGAATCTCTGCCCCTTACCTCTCCCAGCTTGAGAACGGTGACCGGTGGCCGAACGCCACCGTCACCAAGAAGCTCGCCGTCGCGCTCAAGGTTCCCGTCTCCGTATTGGAGCGGCCAGCAGAGCAGAAAAACCCCGCCGCATAAAAAGGCCCCCACCTGTGTGGAGCAGGTGAGGGCAGAGACAACGAGGAAGAAGCTCGAATGTCTGAACTACAGCGTATCAACCGGGGCGTCTGCCCCACTCCCGGCAAGAAGCAGTACCGCTCTCAAGCCGAAGCGAACCGGTGGCAGCGACAGAAGTACGCCGGCCACGGCAACCGCAAGGAACGCCTCTACGCCTACCAGTGCCCGAGCGGTGAGCACTGGCATCTGACCCACCACACACCCGAGGTGCAGCAGACCGTGTTCGACAAAACCACCGGACAACCAGGACTCGTCCCCACATCGAACGCGTTCGAGGGCCACAACGTGCGGCACGTGTTCACCGATCAGCCCTACTGGGTTGCCAAGGACGTGTGCGAGGCCGCGGGGATTTCGAAGTACCGCGACGCGATCGTCCAACTGGACGACGACGAAAGGGTGTACCTGTTCGTGGACACCCCTGGCGGACCGCAACGCATGGTCGCGGTCACCGAGGCAGGTGTGTGGTCACTGCTCATGATCAGCCGGTCGCCGAAGGTGAAGCCGTTCAAGCGGTGGATGACGCATGAGGTGTTGCCGTCGATCCGCAAGACCGGCGGGTATTCCGCTGTCGATACGAATATTGCGCTTCCTGACCGCAAGACTCTTGCCCAGTGGGTGGTTGAGGCGGAGACCCGCGCCGAGCTGGCTGAGGCGAAGGCGTTGGAGTTGTCAGTTCCTGCGTCGGCGTGGAATGAGTTGGCCGAGGCATCGGGTGACTACTCGGTGTCGGATGCGTCGAAGGTGCTGTCCCGCGACCCGGCGGTGAACATCAAGGAACGCGCTCTGTTCCAGTACATGTCGAGCATCGGTTGGGTTTTCAAGCGGCAGGGCCGTTGGAAGGCGTACCGCGATCAGTTGGAGACGGGTCGTCTCGCGGAGAAAGTTGCGAAGCCGTTTTGGCATGAATCTCGCGGTGAGTGGGTGAATGGTGAGCCCACGGTGCGGATCACGCCGAAGGGTTTGGCGGAGTTGCATAAGCGTCTCGGTGGTACCGGTCAGCTCGCGTTGGCGGCCGTGTCATGAGCTTCTCTTTCTATGCAGAGCCCACCCAGATCCTCAAGAGAGGCCATGGTGGTGTGACCGTAGGACTCGGGGAAAACAACGGATCCGAATTGGCCTACTTGCACGTCGGTGATGGATACCGCAATGGTGACGTTCTCCTGGACGCCGATGAACTCACGGATCTGATCGACCAGCTGACCATCATCCGCAACGCGATGAGGGAAACGCGATGACGTTTCATTCACGCCCGAGGCCGGCCATTCAGCATTTCCCGAAGCCGAAGAAGCCTTTGTTCCAGTCGAAACCTAAGGATGCGAAATGAGCACTCCCAGATGGGCCACGTTCAAAGAGGCCGCGTCATACCTCCGCTTGAAATCAGACGTGCTGATACGGGAAGCGGTCAAAAACGATGGGTTGAAGGCTTATCCGATCGGTAACGGTCGGGAGGCGCGTGTTGACCTGAATGAGGTTGATGAGTGGATGAAGTCGCGTAGCTATGAGCCGAGGTCCGCGTGAGTACTGAGTTGCAGAGGTATGTCGCAAGTTTGGACGTGTCCGCATGAGTGATGTGGTTGAGCGGGCCAAGAGATCGCTGAACATCTACGAGTACTGCAGAGCGGCTGGCGTTGAGATGGGTGCGTATCCCGACAATCTCGTGCGGGAGCTGGTCGCCGAGGTTGAGCGGCTGCGGGCAGAGAAGCTTGGGCTGGAAATCTCGGAATCCAATCTGCTTGTCGAGCTACGCAACGAGGTTGAGCGTCTGCGTCCCAGGGTGATTGAGACCGTCGAACAACTCGACGCGCTGCCGGAAGGTTCGATCGTCGAGGCAGTTATAGGCGTGCCCGAAGTCAAGTGGGATGGCTGCTGGTATGCGATGACGGCAGATGCATTCGAGCCTGACCTTCCGGCCCACGTGCTTTACATCCCGGAGGTCGGCAAGTGAGTACGTCTGCTCCTAAGCATCGGAGTGTGTGTCAACTGTCGGGTGAAGTGACTCGTCCGTCTGGGTTGTGGAAAGCGTTGGCGGAGTTCGACGCGAGGCAGATGCGTGAGGCTGCGGAGTTGGAGGCGTTGCGTGAAGAAAACGCCCGCCTGCGGTGCCGGCTACAAGAACTAGGAGAACCAGCATGATCATTGCCAGCGTCATCGTGGGATATCTGGCCGTCGGGCTTGTGTTGAGCCGTCTGGGATGGAAATCGGGAAGGGCGCATGAGGTCGCCGCGAGCATTGAGGACGAACCGTTTTCTCCTGAGGTTCTGACGTTCGCCATGGTGTTCCTTTGGCCGATCGCTGCGGTTGCGAAGGCGATTGGCGCGTTCGTACGGGCCTTTTACGGGGAGGCCGGGAAGTGAACCAAAGCGCGAATCGGCAGGTGATTCGGCAGATTGAAAAGTTCCTCGAAGACGGGGACAGGAACAGGCTGACTGTTGCCCTTGCCATTCTCGATTTGGAAGAGCGTGGCGAGAGCGCTGGATCCGAGCCGATCGGCCAGTGGAGTGTCCAGATCAAGCCGGGATGTGAATCCCACGTGAGGCTTGCTCTGACCGATGTCTACCCAGATGGCGTGAACGAAATTGAGGGGTTTCTTGATCCCGATACTGCGCGGCGTTTGGCTGCGGAGCTTGTGGACCACGCCACGTGGTGTCAGGAGTGGATTTCGGGGATGCATCGAGATGAGGGAGACCATCGTGAGTGATCCAGCGGTAGAAGCCGCAGCGCGTGCGTGGGAATGGTATCCCGTTCCAAAAGACATTCCGCTGGTTGTTCGCTCTGTCCCTCTCGCCGCTGCCCGCGAGGCGTTGAAGCCGATCCGGCACAAGCACCGCCCTGTGGCCTACGTCAATCGCCAGACATGCTGCGTTACATGCTTTGACGAAAACGGGAAGCCGCATCTTTGGCCTTGTGAAACCGCCAAGCTGATTTACACCTCTGAGGAGCTTCAGTGAATCTTGTTGAGCGTTTGAATGCCAGGTTTAACAACGTGATTCATGACGGACTCGCCTTGGTGGGTGCTGTGGTGGATCCGTGGTTGGCGAGGTTGGAGCGGCAGGCCATGTCGAATGCGTTGGGTCGGGATTTCGGCCTGGACTACGGGGATGTTCTTGTGGCTGTGGAGGCTGAAGTGGAAGTCCACGAGCCTCGTTCTTCTGCCGAACGTCGGGTTTCGGCAGACCAGTCACCCGTCTCGGTGGGTGACATTGGTCCCGGCGCGGGCATGGTTCCCCCGCCCCCCGCGCCGGGACCCTCCAACGGCTGGGACGAACTGCACAAGCAGGTAGGGCCGAACTCGCCAAAGTGGATACACGACGCCATCGACTCCACCAAGCAGTACTGCCGCGGCGTCGCCCGCGAATTTCTCGATGATGACGAGTTCATGGAGTTGGGGGAGTTCCTGGACACCGCCACTGCGGAAGAACTCGCCGCGATCCGACAGCACACCGAAGTCAGCCGCGCGGACCTGGAGTTGCACCTGAGGTGGTACACGACAGCGCCCGGCGCCTACGGGGTCAGCCCCGAAATGGTCGCCCAATCACTGCTGGACAGCTACCGCATCACCCCGAGATAGATCAACCCATCCAAACAAAGAAAAGGGACCCCCGATGTCCATTGATCTTGACCGCATCACCCACCCCCTGCGCCTCGCACAAGGCAGCCACCAACCCGGATCCGGGAAAGGTTGTGCGATGAACGTGATTTCGTACATCAACGGTGACACCAAAATCACTGACTACCCGGAATGCTCAGCACGCCCACTGGCCTCCCTGGTGCAGATGTGCAACGACCAACTTGCTGACCTGGACGGGTTCCTGTCACCCGAGGACAGTGTGCTGGTTTTGGATTTGGGTTGGCAGACCGTCGGTACCGCTGGCGTTTCGGATGCCATCCACGCGTTGTGGATTGCCGACATGTTGGATTCCCCGGAGTGGGGTGTTGTCCGGTTCGCTGATGAGGCTGGTGCGGTGGCGATTCGTGAGATCGCCGATTTGCATCGTCGGTCGGCGGCGGGTGAAGTGCCGTTCGCGTGGGCATCACGAACCGCCGCATGGAGCGCCGCACGAACCGCCGCAGAGAGCGCCGCAAGGAGCGCCGCACGGAGCGCCGCAGAGAGCGCCGCAAGGAGCGCCGCATGGAGCGCCGCAGGCGACGCAGAGACCGCCGCAGAGACCGCCGCAGAGAGCGCCGCACGGAGCGCCGCACGGAGCGCCGCACGGTACGCCGCATGGAGCGCCGCACTCATCGAGTTCACGCGGCAGTCGATTACCCGGTGGCGCGAACTCGCCGACCTCGACCCTGAAACCGAGATCGACGCTGCGGATATCAATTCCGCTCTGGCGCGGATCCACGGCTGACGCAGGCGGGCCGCCGCCCCATTGCGCGGGACGACGGCCCTAACACCGGAAACAACACAACCAATGAAAGGCACTTCCGATGCTAGATCGAGATTCTAAACCCGCATGGTGGGACCACCACCAAACCAACTGGGCCGACCTGCCCGTCACCACCAACCCACCAATGGCTGACTTGAGCCATCTCCAAGAGTTCGAGGACCTGGCAGCGGCGGTCATGAGTGAACTGGACCGTGTCGGTGGCTGGCCGTTCATACCGCCGTGGCACTGGGAAACGGAGCCGACGATCTGGGAGCAGGTGAACGGCGACGCCGTCGTGGCGTTGTTGCGCGACTACCTCACGACAGGAGAAGCAGCATGAGGCGCAACGAGAAGTCCTGGCGCTACTGGTGGACGATGCCCCTGCTGATCGCTGCGGGCATCATCGGCCCCGGACTCGCCGCACCCGCAGCCCACGCAGATATCACGTCCGACGCGTTCGTGATGGCACTCGACTCCGAAGGCATCACCTACAGCTCCAAACCCGCCGCCATCAACGCCGGAAAAGCCGTATGCGACGTCCTCGACACCGGCTACACCATGTACGAAGCCTCAGTCTTCGTGTACAACAACTCCAACCTGAACCTGTATGACTCAGGGTATTTCGTGGGTGCCGCAACCGCATCGTTCTGCCCTGAACACCTGACCGGGACGGGGTGGGTGTGATGGCGAACTCCCCGTTCATCCAACTGGCAGAAGTCCACACCAGCGACTGGCGTTCCCGCGCGCTCTGCACCCACAAGGACGGCGACATTTGGTTCCTCAACGAATCCGGCCACTACACCAACGACGCCGCCCGCCGCATCTGCTGGACCTGCCCCGTCCAAGCGCCATGCCTCGAATTCGCGTTGCAACACAACGAGGCCGGCGTGTGGGGCGGCTTCTCAGAGAAGGAACGTGCCCGCATCAAGCGTGGTGAACTGCCCCCGGTGAAACCGGCACGGTTCACCGAGAAGGAATGCTTGCAGTGCGGTGAGGTGTTCGAGCCGGTCACCCGCAGGGCAAGGTTCTGCTCGCAGAAATGCAAGAAGCGTGCGGCGAATGCACTGCGGTCAGTGCCTTCCCGAAAGACCTGCAGCCACTGCGGTGGCGAGTTCATGGGCACGTATGCGAAGACCTGCTCGAATGAATGCCGACGGGCGCAGAGGTGGGGCGCGTGAGCATCGACTGGTTCGCCGTGGAATGCGCCGTGAACGGAACTCCCATGCGACTTAATACCGAAGAGCGCCGAATGCTGGTGCGGCGGCGCCCGAAACTCCCCGAAGTGGAGTTGGCGCGAAGGGCGCACTGCACGGTCCGCACCATCGAACGGGACAGGGCTGAACTGCCTGAAGCAAAGTTGCAATCCTGCCCGGTGTGCGGGGAGGACGCGTGGGTCACGACCGATGGCAACATGGAAGCCCACCCAGACAGGCTGTTTCAGGAATGCCCACTGTCGGAGACGGATTGGGAATCCCGTATCGCTGCAACAGTCATCTGGTTGTCTCGGCGTATCCGTAGCGGTGACTCCCTGCCCGTGTGGGCCTATCTGACAAGCCTCCCGGAAACCGAACGCACTCAACTGTTGATGGCTGCCCTTGCCGGTGTGCCAGATGTTGAGGACCCGTTCGCGTGGATCACAGAACTGGAGTCCGTTGCATGACCCTGCTCGATCTGTCGTTCATGCTCGCCGCAGCGGTGGAGGACAAGCATGCGTGGCGTGACCTGGCACGGTGCGCCGAAGTGGACCCCGAAGTGTTTTTCCCCGAGAAGGGTGGAAGCGCGAAGCCAGCTAAACGGATCTGCAGCCGGTGCGAGGTTCGGGTCGAATGCTTGGAGTTCGCGTTGGCGAACCGCGAGAACTACGGGGTGTTCGGGGGGTTGTCGGAGCGGGAACGGCGGCCTCTGCTCAAAGCGATCGATGGTGAGGATCAGGTGGCATGAGCAACGGGAACAGGCTCACCCCAGAGCAGGTGCAGACGATTCTGTTGATGACTCGTGAGGGGTGGTCCGCCAAGCATATTGGGGAAGTGGTGGGTTGTTCGGCTCGGACGGTGGTTCGGGTTCGGGCGGCTGGTGATGCCCGTTTGGCGTCGCCGGATCAGTTTGTTCCGTTGAGCCAGGAGCAGAAGGATTTCGCCCAATATTTGCTTGATGACGGCGCCCCTTATAACGAGGTTGCCCGCACGTTGGGGGTGAGCCGGACAACGGTCGAAAAGTATTTCCCTGGTTACGGGTGGTCGAAGAAGCAGGCTGCTGAGTTCAGAGCTCTGGTCAAGAAGTTCCGCTGGTTGGAGGCTTCGTGATGTGCGTGTGTGGCCATAACCGGTCCCGGCACCGCTACCAGTGGGACAAGTTCCGGGGACGGTGGGACACGGGTTGTGACGCCACCAACTACCACGGCCCGGCCGGGCATGAACGCTGCCACTGCTCCGAATATCGAGACAAGGACGAAAACTGATGGTTGTTGATACACGGGTGATTACCGCGAGGGATGACGCGAAAGCCGCCGCGGCTGCTCTTGATGACGCGAGGTGTGCTTTGCATGAGTTGTTGTCGGAGGGACCGCCACTGCCGTTCCTGGACCGTGAAGCGCTGGAGTTGAACCTGGATGTGGTGAGCAAGGCGTTGTCTCGGGTTGATGCGGTTATTGGTTCGTTGGATCGGTTGGCGGACAGGTGGACAGCATGAGCACCGAAACCCAAAACCTCACGTGGGAATGGTTCACCGGTTTTGTTGGCCCCGGTAGGTGGCGTGCGGTACTCCCCGGTGATCGGCGCAACGCGTGGATCAATCCGTCCGATGTGGCGGGTGATTTCCGTTGGTCTGTTGAGGACAACACGTGTGCGCGGGTTTTGGCGTGGGGGTATGAGGAAACGTTGGACGCCGCGATGGCCGCTGCCGCCGCTGCTGCTGCGGAGTATCGACTGAGGAAGGCTGCGCGATGAGCGAACCTGATGTGGAAGGACTTGCGAAGCTCCGGGAACCTTTCCCGCCGAACCAGATCGGGAAACTCCCCAAGGGCGGCATCACTCTCGACTTCCTTGGCCACGGCTACCTCACCGCCCGATTCCTGGACGTGGACCCACTGTGGACGTGGGAGCCGTTCGCCGTCGGGGACAACGGGCTACCACTGCTGGATGAGCATGGCGGGCTGTGGATCCGACTCACCCTGTGCGGTGTGACCCGCATCGGCTACGGCGACGCCGGCGGGAAGAAAGGCCCCAACGCCGTCAAAGAAGCCATCGGCGACGCACTCAGGAACGCGGGCATGCGGTTCGGCGCGGCTCTCGACTTGTGGTGCAAGGGAGACCCGGACGCCCCGGCACCGCCGGATCCTGCGGTGGCTGAACGCAACGCTCTGCTCCACGAGCTGGGAGATGCATGCGCAGCTCTGACGCTCGATGAGAAGACGGTGGCCGCCCAGTTCTACGGCAAGTACAAGGTGACCGCGAGGAACGCGAAACCTGCCCAGTTGCGGGAGTTCATTGACGACCTCATGGAGAACGGTGCCCCCGCATGAGCCGCAGGTATACGGGGTTCACCCCGGAAACCAAGGAACTGATCTGGACCCGCGCCCAAGGGCGGTGTGAACGCTGCAACGAGTACGCCTCAGACGCTACTGCACACCATCGCAGGCCCCGTGGTCTCGGCGGATCTCGCCGCGAAGACACCAACCTGGCGTCCAACGGGCTGTGGGCATGCGGTGCCTGTCATCGCTGGGCCGAGTCGTACCGGACACAAGCGTTCGCTGACGGGTGGCTTGTTCGCCAATCCCAGTCCCCCATCACTGTTCCCGTCCTCTACAGGGGCAACTGGGTGTTGCTCGACGACGACGGGTTTGCTTACCGAATCCCGGCGGAGGCAGCCCAATGACTCGCCTCCGCCGTACTCAAACCCGGAGACACCATCCACTGGCAGGTCCCATGATCACCGTTGTTTGCGCGGAATGCACCCGCACCCAAGGCAGCCCGGTCACCGCGGAATTCACGAACACTGATGAGGCGCGGGCGTTCATCCGCCGCCACCACGCCTTCGCCGACCACAGGGCACACGTTGAGGAGATTGCATGCTGACCCTTTTGGACATGTTCTGCGGGGCTGGCGGATCCAGCACCGGTGCCGTCCAGGTCCCCGGAATCGAAGTCCGGGTGGCGGCCAACCACTGGAAGCTGGCGGTGGAGACGCACGGGGCGAACCATCCAACGACGGACCACATTTGCGCGGACCTGTCGCAGATCGACCCCCGACTGTTCCCCAACACGGACATCCTGTGGGCATCCCCGTCGTGCACCAAACACTCCATCGCCCAAGGGTTGAAACGTCTCGACAAACAACCCGACCTGTTCGGAGAAACCCTCCCCGACGCGGCAGCCGAACGGTCCAGAGCCACCATGTGGGACGTCGTCCGGTTCTCCGAATACCACCACTACCAAGCAGTGATCGTCGAAAACGTCGTCGACGTCTACCACTGGCCACCATTCCAAGCGTGGCTGGCAGCGATGGACTCCATCGGCTACGCCCACCACATCGTGTACCTGAACTCGATGCACGCCCAAGTGTTCGGACCTGGTGCCCCGCAGTCACGTGACCGCATCTACATCGTGTTCTGGAGGCAGGGAAACACCGCCCCAGACCTGAAGCGGGTCACCCGACCTGAAGCGAACTGCTCTACGTGCGGACCTGTTCGGGCAATGCAGGTGTGGAAGCAGCCCGATCGTGCACCGTGGGGCCGATACAGAGCCCAATACGTGTACCGCTGCCCATCGGTGAAGTGCCGCAACCAGATCGTTGAACCAGTGTTCCGGCCAGCCGCCGAGATCATCGACTGGACGTTGGTTGGCCAGAGGATCGGAGACCGCGACAAACCGTTGGCGGCCAAAACACTGTCACGCATCCAGGCCGGGATCGAACGATACTGGCGGCCACTGCTGGTTCCGGTGGAAGGCCGGGAAGGAAAGCAGTCCGCCCCGGTGGATCAGGCAGCCCGAACCATGACGACCCGCAACGAAACCGGGTTGGCGTTCATCGCTGAACTACGCGGCGGAGGGTCAAAACACCGACCCGTGAACAAGCCACTCGCCACAGTCACCGCTTCCGGGAATCACCACGGCCTGGTGACCACCTACTACGGCAACGGGGCTGTCGTCCCAGCGGGAAGCCCACTGCCCACCTGCACGACCGTTGAACGGCACGCCCTCCTGACGCCGACCGGTGGGACGTGGCGCAACACGCCCACCTCGTCCGACGAGCCGATCCCTACACGCACTACCCGCGAAAACGACGGTGTAGCCATGGGACCCACCCTGGACGTGAATGACGTCCTGTTCCGCATGTTGGAGCCGCGAGAGATCGCCCGCGCCATGGACTTCCCCGCCGAGTATCGGATTTTGGGGAATCGCCGCGAGCAGGTGCGCCAGGCAGGGAATGCGGTGACCCCGCCGGCTGCGCGGGATCTCGTCGGGGTGGTCGCTGAATCACTCGGGGTGTCCGCATGACGTGCCTGTTGTGTGACCATTCCAGGTCTTCTCATGCCCCCCAATGCCGGGTCCGCATGGGTGTCGACCGGGACGACATGAACACCTACACGATCTGTTTGTGCCCAGGATTCGAGGTGGGGCTATGCGAGGTGTGCAACGGCAACGGATGCGCAGAATGCGAGGAAATCTGATGCTGAAAACCATGCTTTACCAGCGGTTTTCGGGTAGTATCGAACGTGCGAACGAAGACGGCCCGGGCGGTGCTGGTAACACCGTGACCCCGGGCCTAACCACTGGATTGGAGTGGCTGTGACTGATGATAGTCCACGCATCCCATACGACTGGGCAAGGGTGGAATGTCCCACCTGCGGATCTGCCCCGGACACCCGCTGCCGCGCCAAGTCGGGCCGCACGACAGACGCCCACATGAAGCGCGTAGACCTGGCGTTCGAGCGCTACGCCGAGATTCGAAGGTGGCGCATCCACAACGCTGTCATAAAGAACTTGTTCGGCGGTGGTGTGCAGTGAGGATCAGGTCAATCAAGCCTGAGTTCTGGCGATCCGACGACATCGCCAAACTGCCTATCTCGACCCGGCTCACGTTCATCGGATTGTGGTCGTATGTAGATGACAACGGTGTTGGCGCAGACAAACTCGTCTCCATCGTTGCCGATCTGTACGCCGATGAATTCGCCAGCGAACCTCTAGAGACCCTCAAGAGAGTCACTGAAGATCTGGAGAGACTAGCCAGCGGTGGACAGGTGACCCGCTATAAAGCCGTCCACAACGGAAGTCTCAAGGATCTGCTGTACATCACCAAGTGGAAACAGCATCAGCGGGTGAATCACCCCAGTCTTGGCCACAAATATCCACTCCCACCAGCGGATATGGTTAACACGGCAGTGTCCCTCCAGAGTTCCTCTGGAGACCCTCACGAGAGTCTCACCCACGAACAGGGGAACAGGGGAACAGGGGAAAGGGAGCAGGGGAGCAGGGGAGCAGGGGACGAGGAAGTCCCACTTCCACCCGAGCCGCCGCCCGGACCGTACGACTCACCACCCGTCGTCGTCGACACCGCGCCAGCCTCAATCGAACTCGTCAACAAGCCCTCAAAACCGCAACCATCCTCCGCATCCAAGACCGTCGTCCGTCAAGAGCTTGGAAGCAACACCTATCCGAAAGCCACTGTGGACCGGCTGGCAGTCCAGGTTGAGAAGCTCACCCGCGAAGGACAACCGGACGCCCTTATCCGGGAAGCCCTGCGCGAATGGGAACGAAGGCCTAACTGCAACCTCCCCGAATACCTCCCAACAGTCCTCGGAGATGTCATCAAGTCGTCTCGATCAAGCAACCTCACCGCTGGCGAAGCGAAAGTCCTCGGATGGGCTGGCCTCGGAAACCCTGACCAGAGAAAGGCAATCGGACAATGAGCGACTCTTATCAGATCGCGGCCAATGCTCTTGCGAAGTGCGCTGCTTACGATCCGTGGTTTCCGCAGCCGAACCGCGCCACCGTTGAGGCGTGGGCTGAGCAGATCGAACTGTGGAAGTTCAACCAGGCCGACGTGCTGGCTGGGGTGACGAAGATGTACTCCGATCACGGGAATGGGTTTCGTCCGTTGCCGAAGGATCTTGTTGATGCTGCTCGTGCGATTCGTCGGGATCGGTGTGAGCGAGAAACCCCGGCGGAACGGGAAGCTCGTGAGGACGCCCGTGACGCGGAGCTGGAGCGCCGGCTGGCCCGCGCTGTCGGTCGGGTCGCTGAGATGAAGTCGATCGATCGTGCCTGACCGGTACGGGGAGACGACGCCGGAACCGCGGGTGTTTGTGCGGCCGAAGGTGAATGCGTTGACGGTTCGGTGTTCGTGGTGCAAGGCGGGTGTGGGTGCTCGTTGTGTGGTTGCGGGGACGAACTTGGTGTTGCAGCGGTCGTCGTTTCATGAGGCTCGTGTCCGGGCCGCGGAGTTGGCGGCTACGGGCGCTCTGACGCGTGGGCGGATGTCGTGAGCGCCGATGACACGCGGGATGCCCTGAAAGTCGCTCCACGTGGCGCACAGCCCCCGCAATCAACACCAGGAGACGAACGCAATGGGTAAACATCACGCCAAACCAGACATCCGCGGGATTCTGGAGCAGTTCGAGAAGCAACACGACAACCTTCTCGATCAGCTCAGCGCCATCGAGCGCTATGACCCGATCACGGTCTACGCGGTCCTTTCAAAGCTTGCGTGTCCACTTCCGTGCGTCGGATACGTCAATGACACGGGTTGGCATCTGGACTGCCAGCGTCGAGCGCGTGAGGCCATGGTGCTGCTGGGTTTCTCACTGCCTCCAGAGTCGTTGTGGGAGCGGCCTCTGGGAGATGAAGACCGATGACGATGTTTGTGTCGTCTGCGGATGATCCTCGTGTCCAGGCCGCACAGGCTGCGCGGTCGTGTGACATCTGCAAAGCCCCTAAAGGCAAACCCTGCATGAACACGATTTTGCCGGGGAAGCCGCTGCCCGGTCGGGTCATCCACTTCGGGCGGCTCACTGACAGAAACCGAGAACCGAAAGGCGACGAATGAACAACCCCGAGTTGCGTGCTGTACTCACAGAAGCCCTGAAGGCGCACAGGATAGAGCGCTGCTCGGTGTCGTCGGCCACCGAAAGCTCTCAGTGGGGGAGCTGCTCCGCGTGCGAGTTCGAGACCGACTCCGTCCCGTTCAAGGGGGTCAACTGGGACGTGCTGTGCGGTGAAATAACCGCAACGCATCACGCCGAGATCATCGCGTCTCTTCCGGGTGTGGCGGTAATCCAACTACCCGACGAAGCGGAGATACGTGCTCGCCACATCAGCTTCGGGCGCGGGGCCGACTGTGAATGCTGCCCGCCCTGGATCAAGGATGAAGACATCGATATCGAATACTCCGTCAGTGAGGCGCGCGAATTCGCTGCCGCTCTTCTCGCTGCTGCTGCGGTTGTGGCTACAGGGGAGGAACACCATGGCTGACCTGGGGGTGACCAGGGAAGAGGCCCGGAGGCTTGCCCGCGCCTATTACGACGCGTGGGTCTGGTCGGGCTGCGACGGTTCCCGCTGGGATCGATTATCCGAAGAGGCTAGGTCCGACTGGGCGCGGCAGGCCCGCCGGTGGCTGTTCGTCATCCGGGCTACAGGGGAGGAAGCATGAGCGGCGAGATCAACCCCGAAGGCTTCACCCGATACGGCGGCGACTGCACCTGCGGCCCGATCTACACCTACGGCGGACACGCCGAGCCGGGCCAATTCGACCCGTTCTGCCCCGACCATGGCAACCCCGAGTATGTGGCGAGTTTGGAGGAAGCGTGAACGACGGCAAGCGGTGCGCCCGATGCGGCCGCGCAGATGCCGTATTCGGGTCGTGGACTTACTTCGTCGCTCCGGATCGGATGCGGACGGTGTATCTGTGCCACGCCAACCAGGACGGGACGAAGACTGATCCGGACTGTTATCACCTGGCGACAACACTGCGTGATCCGATGCCTGATCACTACCAGAACCCCGGGGAGGAAGCATGAGCGGGGACGCGCAGAAGATCATGATCGCGGTTCAGCGCCGACACCGGCGGACGTTAAACCTGGAAACTGGACACTCCCACTGCCAGGGTGCGCGGGTGGGTGAATGTGATTTCCGCGACGGTTCGCTCGACGATTTCGAGGCCCACGTCGCCGCCGAGATCGACAGAGCCCTCGGAGGACTCAGGCGGGAAACCCGCGTAATCGAGAGCATCTTCGAGCTGGGCGTGCCAGAGCCTGCAACCCGATTCGTTACCCACTGGATGGAGATACCTGATGAGTGATGTTGTTGAGCGCGCCAAGGCTGCGCTGGTCGACTACGAAGTGGCGAAGGGGTCTCGGGTCGCGGTCGCACCGGGCCGGTCCTACCGGCTGCTCGCCGAATTGGTAGCCGAGGTTGAGCGTCTTCGCCCCAGGGGGGTTGAGACTACTGCTGATCTCGAATGGCTCCCAGAGGATTCCTGAGATTATCAGGGGTTGATTCGATGATCGTCGCCGTTTCTCCAGGTAGGCAGCCGATCTGACAGCGCACACATGTTTCCGATTACCGACACTCGTAGGGAGATGACGACTATGCCGACCACAGAGCATGGATCAGACGTCCAGCACTTGAGCCCTGAACACCGCGATCGTGCTTGGCGCGATAGGTTCAACGCCCGGTGGCACTATGACTACGGCGGGTGGATTCGTACCAGGCCGCAGGATGAGGCGTCGACCTTCGCTTTGATCCCAACCAAACACTACGGACCGTTCACTGAGGATCACTCGTGTCCTGCCTGCCTGGTGGTACACCCACCTGAGGATTGCCCCGTCCTAAGTGGAAACACCGACATGTTGGTTGTTTTCGATTACGACACCTCGCCCAACAAGGCACAAGCGGATACAGCTGACGATGACCCCAGATAACGTGGAGGAATCTAGAGACCGCTGGACGGGTCGGAGCAGGGAGGCCGCAGAAGCCAACCTCAAGGTCTTCTCCGTCACGGGAATCTGCCACGACCCGGCAGACGACTCTCCGCTTGTCCGAATTGAGCACGAGGCCCGCTGGGTGTCGGGATGGAGCGAGGCATGAGCGACTTGGATACCGACACGGCAACGAAAGGCGTGACCGGCCCGTTCGAGGATTGGGAGAGCGATCACACCGCACTCGTGCATGTTCTGTGGTCCGTCAAACATGCAGGAATGTCGTTGGATGACGCCGATGCGGTCGCCGAACGGATTCTTCGATCGCGGTGGGCTGCCGCCTTCCGCGCTGCGAGTGAGGTGCGGTGATTCAGGTTCATTGCCGGGAATGCAACCGCGTCTGGGACCAGCCGTGCACGGACTGCGCGATGGACAAGGCCGACAAGCATTCGATCAACACCGGGCACACCGATATTCACATCATCCCGGACACCACACCACCGCGGCCTGTGGTGGATCAGGGGTGGGCGGAATGGCTCACGAAAGGAAAACCATGACCGACGAACTCATCCGCCAGTACGCGATCAGAAAACCTGACGGGCAACTATGGGAACGCCCAACAGAATCGATCCTAGGCGGACTCTTCGGTACCACAAGTTCCGGCCCAACCATCTTCGACAGCTTCGATTCAGCACTGCGGACTCTGCAGCGGCTCCAAGAAGAGGCGTGGGATCGGCTGGGGGTCCGCTGGTACGGGACGATTGAGTCCCGCCTGTGCACCCCGTTCTCTGTGACAGATCCATCGGCTCGGCTGGTGGAGCAGATTCAGGAATGGATGGGTTCGGAATGATCACTCCTGAGCGTGCCGCGCTGGTTGAGCGGGCAGCGCAAGCCATCTACGAACAAACCTCCGTCGGCAAACTGTTTCCCTGGGACACACTCACCGAGACGCACAAGGTGCAGTGGCGGTCGATGGCTGATGCCGCGTTCGACGTCCTCGTTGAGGCATGGTTTCCGCCGTTCTAATGCCGAAAACACCTGAAACCCCCGCCGAGCACATCGAGTTCGCACGGGAAGAAGCCCGCCAAGCCGCATACGAGTCCGCGACCACTCACGCTCTGATCGCTATCGCCCAACTACTAGCCGAAAAGGACCAACAATGAGCAACCTTCGCCTCCCCTGCATGGACTGCGGGGAACCGATGAGCCGGATCTACCCGAACGCCCGCGAGGAATTGGCGTGGGCGCACACCTCACTGGAGGACGCAGAGCTGTGCCCTCGTGACCGATCGGTCCGCCCTTGGCCTATGCCGAAACTGGAGGACCAGCCTTGAGCCTGTCCGTGATTCTCGCTGCCCAGGCTCGATTCATCCACGAGAGCCCTGTTTGTCCGGTGTGTTTCCAGCCCCGTGCCGAGCATTCCACCGACTGCAAAGGACACCACAAATGAGCGTCGATGTCGGGTCGGTTGTGCAGTCTGAACCCAACCAGGAGGGGGAGTTGTGACAGATCCGAACGAGAAGATGCGCCAAGAAATCCAAGCCATGATCCAAGACGAACTCATGCGCGCGTGGCGTGAAGGCGTCGTTAAAGGCTTGGAAACCGCCCAGAAAATGGTGATTGCGGTTCGGGAAGAAGCGCTCTCCCGGATCTCTGAAATCCCCGAGAACCAGCGGGAAGCCCTGCAGGCTCAGATCGCTGTTCTGTCGGGTCTTGCCGATGGCATTGAAATATCCGCCCGCCAAGCGGCTGAACCTAACCAGGAGGGGGACCACTGATGACGATCTACGGAATCTTCTGGACCCGCGATGGCATCTCCCCCGGGGACCGCATCGAAGCGCACGAAATCGATTGGAAGATCGACAGTGACTACACCGAAGTTCTAAGGGAATTCGAAAGCCGAGACGACAAGTACTGGCCGTCGGTCCTGTTCTCTGCGGACATCACGAATATCACGTTGTTGGAGGAAGGAACTTGCCCCGACTACCTCAACGCGCAAGAGAAGGGGCCGTCCAAATGACGAATGATGCTCGTGTGGGGGCGTGGATCGCCGCGTGGGACGCGCTCAACGCCGCCACCAACACCCTCAAAAAATGCCCAATCCAAGACCCCGACGAATACCGGGCATTCTGCCAACTCCAAGCAGACATCTACGCCCACCTCGCCGACGTCTCGGCAGAGGTCGGTGTCGGCGCAGCGGAATGGCTTGAACGCCGCGAGAAGGAACGACGGGAACAGGAAGTGATGTTCAGGAAGGCATTCGAAAAATGACTAAGCCGATCGACACCCCCGCTGAAACCACCACAAAACCAAAACACATGAACCCCAACAAACTCCGCTACACCCTCTATCGGCTCACCATCGACTGGCTCCACCTTCACACCCAACTCCCCACACCACCACGCCAACAAACCCTCCGACACACCAAAACCCACACCTACGGACACCCCGCCGAATGGGCCAGCGACACCGCAGCACTCATCGCCGACATGCTCACAAGCTGGCACGACTACCTCGCTGAACAACGCAACGAAACCCCACCACCCCACGGAAACGAACAAAAACGAATCATCGCTGCCTGGAAATACCTCGAACCACGCTGCGAACAACTCACCCAACTCGTCACCCACGACGACCTCAAAGAACTACCCGACCTGCACCACCGAATCCTCCGCATACTCGGATTCGCCAAAGCACCCAAATACATACTCCCCGTGCCCTGCCCATCCTGCGGACTGCTCGCAATGGAACGCACCATCGGGATGGGCGGCAACGACTACATCGCATGCGGCAACCCCGACTGCACCTACATCGTCCGCGACGACCCCGACGGGAAAAACTACAAATGGTTGATCCGCGTATGCCTCGACACGCTCATCGAGTCCGAACAACAACAAGCCGGTTGATCTTTCGTGTAAGATAACTGCCAGTAGACGAACTATGCCCGCACCCGGACGAGCTTTCGGGTTTGTGGGCATTTTTCATGCTCGCATCTGGGAAGGGACCCGAGCTAGATGGCAGGAACCGCAGTCCTCACCCCTGACGGTATCGACACACTCGTCACCGCAGCAGAAGCTGCCGCACTATGCGGTGTCACCACCAGCACCATCTATGTGTGGGTCAACCGTGGCACCCTCGCACCGTCCGGGAAAAACCGCACCGGGCACAACGTTTACCGCGTCCTGGATGTAGCCAAAGCGGAACACGCTACTCGCGTAAAGGCCAGGCGGCACCGATGAGTGCTTTCCCCCCGCCGCGCACACTAACCGAACGCATCGAAGGCGCACACCTCAACCTGAAACTTGCACGGCAATCGGGCAACCCGGACATCATCGCCGCCGCCGAACGCATACTCAACCAGCTGCTTGACCGGTTACCGAGATCCACACACCAGGAGTAGTTGCCGTGCCAACCAAACACTTGCGGGTGTGTCCCGACCCTTGCAGCAAGGTCCGTTTCTCGGCGTGCAGCAAGGCTTGCCGACTCCCGAACGATATCGACCCCGAGTCGTGGCGTATCAACTTGCAGGACGGCGCCGGCACGATCGGTGGCAGGCAGGAATGAAACGCCGCGCGGCCCGCATCATGCGACGCGCAGCACGCCGCCTCATCGCCGTGTCCCGACGGTTGGACCCACCCAAAGACGAAACCCGGTTGTACGCAGGCAACATCACCCAAGCCATCCTGGACCGCATCGAAACCACACCACCGTGGATGCGTCAGTCCCTCACTGTTCGGGATCCTCAGCCGTGGGAACACCTCGACCTGTACCGGCCACCGTCCCTACTCACCCGCATCTGGTGGTGCATACGAGGATGAACCTCACAGAATTTCTCACCGAGACGCTGAACAACCTGGTTCACCCCGGCGACGAAAACACCAAACCGTTCCCGATCCTCCTGCCGGGACTACGAACTGTCAGTGTCCCCCCGGAACTCGCCGGCCAGTTCGCTGAAGAAGCAGGTTTACCGCACCTCGATACCCCGAAACTGGTCGCGGAAGCGCTCGCCGCGGCGATCACCCAAAACTATGTGATCCTCACACGCGAAGAGCACGAACAACTACGCCAGCAAGCAGCCGACGCACCAACCGGCCACCGCGTCATCAACATCCGCACCACACCCACAAAACCCCCTGTCTTGTCGATCACCATCGACAAAACAAGCAACGATGTTGTTGTCCCCGCGAAAGCCCTGCAGAAAGCGTCCGAACAGTGATCCACATTGAAGTTGACGGGAAAGTGCTGATGCACTCCGACCCTGGCGAGTGGATCACCACACCTCCCGACATTCCAGCAGTCCAAAAAGCTGGACCCAACGAACCGTGGATGCTTCTAGTCCAAGCGGCGCTCGCCAAAGCCGCCACCCTCGCGATGGCCGGGAAGAAACCCGAAGAAACCACAATCTGTGTCACCACACGGAAAAACGGCTGGATAGTGGACTACACCAATGGATGACGCAGCACGCGCCCGCCTCGAACTCCGCCGATCCAACGCCGCCCAACCACACCGAAACCGGCACCGCGAACAAAAAACCGGACGTACCACAGACCGCACCATCTGCTACTGCGGAGACGCCGACTGCGACAACTGCGGCACCTGGTACGAATAACCACATAGGACGGAACTGGCGAAAAAATGAACGACGTGGTGGTCAACGGAACCCGATACGTACCCGAAACCACCAGCGGCGCCACCATCGGAATCGGAGTCACCACCCGCAACCGGCGCGACGTCGCCGACCGGACCATCGAACACATCCGCCGCCGCACCCCCAACGCCAAACTCGTCATCGTCGACGACGCCAGCGACCAGCCATACCCGGCAGCCACCTATCGGTTCCCTCAACGAGCAGGCATCGCCCGAGCCAAAAACAAATGCCTCGAACTACTCAACGGCTGCGAACACATCTTCCTCTTCGACGACGACTGCTACCCGATCGCCGACAACTGGTACCAGCCCTACATCGACTCGCCCGAACCCCACCTGATGTACCAGTTCGTCGACCTCGCCAACGGGCATCGGCTCAACGACGTCACGAAGGTCTACGACGACGGACACCACTTCGCGTTAACCGGCGCCCGCGGCTGCATGATCTACGTACACCGCAGCGTCATCGAAACAGTCGGCGGCCTCGACCCAGAGTTCGGCGGCTGGGGATGGGAACACCCCTCCTGGTCCGACCGCATCTACAACGCCGGCCTAACCACATTCCGGTACGGCGACGTGTGCGGCTCCAACAAGCTCATCCACTCTATGGACGAGCACCTGGAAGTGAAACGCTCCGTCCCCACCGAAGAACGCAAAGCCGTCGCCGCCCGCAACGCCGAGTTGTACTGGCAACACCACTACACCAGTAGCCACCACATCCCCATCGTGGAACCTGACCGGCGTGTGGTGCTGACCTGCCTGCTGTCCAACAAACCTGACCCGCAACGCAACACACGCATGCGTCCCGACGTCAAACTGCTCGAAACGCTGATCACCTCCATCACTGGAGGTGAACCCGTCGTGCTGTGCGACAACCCACTCACTCACCCGCAGGCGTCATTCGAGCAAGTCGCCAGCCCAGTCGATAACCCATACTTCGCGCGCTGGTACCTGTACTACCAATGGTTACGCGCCAACCCCGACGTCCAATGGGTGTGGTGCGTAGACGGCACCGACGTCGAAATGCTCACCCCTCCGTGGGAACACATGGAAACCGGGAAACTATACGTCGGCCACGAACCCGCCGTCGTGGGGATCGACTGGATGCGCGACAACCACAAAGCCACCCACCTGCAAACATTCATCGACACTCACGCCGACCGCACCCTATTGAACGCGGGGATCGTCGGAGGTGACCGTGAAACCGTCTTGTCATTCACCCACGACATGATCGCCGACCACGAAGACCAACAACGACGCATCTGGCACAAAGAAGACACCAAAGGCACCATCATCGGTGACATGGCCACACTCAACTACATCGCCTACACCAAACACGCAGACCGTCTCGTCTACGGGCCGCGCGTCGCCACCATATTCAAAGCCAACGAACGCAACCCGTGGAGCTGGTGGAGGCACAAATAAACATGGACCAGAACCTGAAACCCGGCGACGACGTATGGGTTTACTTCGACGGACTCGAACACGAAGGCACCGTCGAGAAAATCCAAGCCGGAGGCTGGGTCAGATGCTCCATCGCCATCGACCCCGAATACGACTACGGCAGCATCACACCACGACTCGCACCACACTCCACCGTCGCCGTGAAAACCACACACATACGACCAAAGACCTCGTGAACAACGCCCGCCCAGCCGGAGCAACGTGGAGACACACAAATGGGCCTCGCAACCATCACCATCCACCAGCGAACCGTCCACAAACAATTCCACCAACAAACCGCGTGGGAAAAAGAACTACACGCCTACCAAACACTCCCCTGGGCCACACCCAAACTCATCAACCACGGCCACATGTGGATCGAAACGGAACGTTGCACACCCATCCTCAACCTGCACCCCAACTGGTCACGCCGCTACGCTGAACCGCTCTGGGACCTACTCACATCCATCCACCAATCAGGATGGTGGCACTGCGACCCATGCCTCATCAACGTTGTCATCCACCCCGACCGAGGCGCGCTGCTCATCGACTTCGAAAACCTCACCCCGGCAACCGGTGACCGCTCCTACGACCTGCACGGCGCACGCGCCGCCGGCGTCCAGCCAGCGTGGCACGGGCCAGGACCAGACGGAGTCCACTGGGGAGGACCGTGGGACACATGCCCCGGACCATACTGGGACCACACATGACCTACACCATCGGCATCGTCGCCCACACCAAACGCGCCGAACAAGCACACCAACTCATGGAAACCGTAGGCGCCGCATACATGAACATCGACAACGGCGCACTCGGATGCGAAAACAACCACCGCAAAGTCTGGCAACACCTCACCCGCCACAACACAGACTGGCTCGTGGTGCTCGAAGACGACGCAATACCGTGCAACAACTTCCGAGACCAGCTCCACGCCGCACTAACAGCGGCACCCAGCCCAGTAGTCTCCCTCTACCTCGGACGAGAACGGCCACGCGAATACCAACAACGCATCGCCAAAGCCGCCGACACCACAGCCCACTGGCTCACCTGCCGACGACTACTCCACGCAGTCGGAATCGCCATACACACCGACCTCGTACCCCACATGCTCAACAACCTGCCCAACGGCAAACCCATCGACGAAGCAATCACCACATGGGCACGCCACCAAAGCCACACCATCGCCTACACATGGCCCAGCCTCATCGATCACGCAGACGAGACGCCAATGATCGACACCAGAAACGACAACCAACCACGACCACCAGGCCGCGTCGCATGGCAACACGGAACACGCGACACCTGGACCACCGACACCCAACCGATCTGATGCCACGCGCGCCAAAGGTCTGCCGACACGCAGGCTGCACCACACTCACCACAACCGGCACATGCCCCCAACACACCACACACCGCTGGGGCAACCACCAAGGACGCAAAGTCCCACACTGGTTGCAGCGAGCCACCTTCCGGCGCGACAATTGGACCTGCCAAAGCTGCGGACACACCGCGACTCCCGGCAGTGGACAACTCCACGCCGACCACATCCAACCCCGATCACGCGGCGGCACAGACACACTCGACAACATGCGCACCCTATGCAAGGCATGCCACGCGCCGAAGTCCCGCGCCGAGGCCCGCGGATCGAACACCTGATCGAAAACCGGTCGAAAGTTAGCTGGAGGCGCGAAACGTGCCCTGACCTGCGCAAACGCACACATGCCCGCAAGCCTCTGACCTGCGGAAACACCCCCCCAGCAACCCCCTCCCCGGGGGTCTGCGCGGCCCCGGAAGGCGT